TAAATGGTTTTCTAATTTTTCTACTTGTTCGATAAGCCAATAAACATCCTCACTTTTGATGTTTCCAGATACCCATTCTAAATGAGTGACTTTGTCCATCCGTTCTTTTATCTTTTTTAATTCATCCATTTGATTACCTCATTTCGTTATACAATTCGGATTCTGTTAAAAATTATAGATATGTTTTAATTCCGTAAGTTTCTTTTAAATGTTTTTTGATTTCTTCATAATCATCTTCGGTTAGACCGATGCTCTCTAAAAAATCAACAAAGCTGATTCGTGCAGATTCTTTTGTCATGTAATACATTAATTTCTCAAATTTCTTAACATCCATTTTCACGCACTCCTTTTTCTATACAATCGGATTTGTGTTAAATTGTTTCGTAAGTAACGACAACTTTCTGTTTAAGTCCTAACGCATTTAAAATTAATTCCTTTTGGTAAGAATCCAATTTGTTAAAAGGCTTTTTACCATTTCGTAAAATAAGGCGTACTTTGTGGTTTTCCTCCATGAATTTACGTAGCATTTCTTGAAACTCTTTCTCTGTGTATTCCATCAAACCACCCTTTCCAACAAAATCAAGTATCTGTTTTATTTACGTGACCATTTACCAAGCGTATTTTCCACTACGAACATACTAAGGTATATGATCGCTAAGGATATTAGACCAAAGTCGAACAAGAATCCCATTCCCTACACCTCCATAGTCATAATGTAAGTCGTGTAATGTTCGCCAACCCAAAAGGCTACTAAGTTCCAACCTAACTCACTACTTGCATTTAAAGCACTAATGTAGCTTGAATAATCCCCTACGGTAATATCTACGTACTCTGTTTCAATGTACCAAATTCCCGAATCAGCACGTTTTAATGCTCCATATTTCTTCATGATTTAACACTTCCTTTCTATAAAGTCGATTAGTGCAAAGCGTAATTCCTGAAGTCTTAGTATCTCATGTTCTTGTTCTTCAATCGTAGGTAGGAGGAGTTCAAAAGACTCCACCTTCCCACGATAGTATGAAACATTTGAAGATGCTACGCTATGGGCTATGTTGTCATTTGCTAGGAAAGCAGCTTCTTTTTCCTTCTCAAAACCGCTAAGGATTATTTTTAAGTCCTCAATACGCTTTTTTACGTGTTCACTCTTCATTGTCATTATCCTCCTTGCTCTTTTTAATGAGAGTTTTCAGAGTGTATCCACAAAGACCAGTTAACACATTATCAATTACTGCTCTATCATGCTTATTTGCACCGATGTATAGATTGATTAAAAATGATTCCTTTTTCTCATTAGAAAGGTCATCCTGATTAAAATATTCTTCAAACAATTCGATTAAATTCATTAGTTTTCCTCCCCTTCATCATCTGAATAGAAACAACAGTAACAATGTGTTTCAGGTTTATCACATTTGTTGCACCAATCCAACTCTTCACCGCATGAATCATTTTGACAAACTAAGCCGGAATCTAAACCGCTAAGGATTTTCACCATAGGTTCGTTACACGTTGGACAATTCATGTTGTCATTCCTCCCCTTCATCGTCACACCATATGCAAATCCAATACTGACCATCATAGCGCATATCCTCAGTAGAATGAGTCTGTTCACAATAACCGCATTTCTCCATGTCCTTACCTCCATTGTATCAATTTAGTATTAAGTATTCAATGTTTTTATACAGGGGAGAATGAACTCCCCTATGGATTAGAATGATAATTCAACGTTATGTTTTTTGCAAAGAGTACGGAATTCACGATAGATTAAGTTACGGTATAATTCCGACTCTTTATCTGAATCACGATCTTTATAAATCATTCCGCAATTTTCAAACCATTGTTTCAACGTTTGATTAATACTGTAATTCATGTATTCAACGTGTAAGCAGCTAGGGAGTCCATTCAACCAATTAGTAAATGCTTCTTGACGGTTAGGATGTTGTCTTTTTTCATAAGGTGAGTACCAGTTTTTAAATTCTTCTACGACTTGATTTAATTGGAACATTGGCTCTGTATACTCATCTGTGGAAAGATTATCCAAGATATGCTCCTGTACTTGTGCTTTAAATTCCTTATTAGTTGTTCTCATGTTCATTTCCCCTTTGTAATTAATATAGTTGGTTTGAGTATGGCTACTCATAAAGCTAAGGATATTCTCTCTATTTAGTTCCTTAGCTTTTGAGGAGTCAACTATTCTTCACTTAAACATTCCTCACAAGCGTTACAAGACCAACAATAACGGCATCCACAACCACTATCAGCATCTATTGGCTTACCACAATCACAACAATTATACATTTCATGGCAGTTACATTCCTTTTCCACAATTACAACCTCCTCAGTATCTTTCGATTTCATAGTGAGTAGTGGATAAGATTTCCTTTTGTACTTCTGTTAAGCGTTGACGGCCTTTTAATAAAGCATAACCTGTTTCCGGTACTAAGCGAACAACCCTATAGTTTTTGTGTAAATTATCCCAAAAGTCATTATCATAACGATCACCGTCTACAGCACATTCGATAATTCTATGGTCTTGACCACGACAACCTCCATCGAATTCACCGTCAATCATTTGACCATCAGCTAAGATGTAAATGGCAGTTGATACAGAATCAGTCATGTAACCTCCTGCTTCTACGAATCGTTTTACCATAGCTTTAGTTGATTTCATTTTACATTTCCCCTTTAATTGTATTTGGTTGGTGTTAATTTGATTATAGTTTATTGTATGTGATAAGTCAAGATAATATTACTTTTGTTTACAAGTTATTTTGATTCCCAATTACTACAAGTAGTGGCGATAAAGTGAACTGGCATACCATAACGTTGGCAATTTTCCTTATGTGCCTTTTGTTCTGCTGCCTTTTTTGCTTCTTTTTTAGTTCCGTATTCATCAATTTCGATAGATAAACGATCTACAATGTTTCCTAAAATATCCATTCTAACTTGCACATTTACTTTATACATATTAACATCTCCCTTTGTTTGGTGTAGTTTAAGTATAACTTATTGTATGTTATTTGTAAAGTATTTATTCGTTTTGTTTACAAGAAAGTTTTTTGGGAAGCTATGGCCTTGATGGGACATAGCTTTTGTTTATTAATAAAATGTGTTCAAATAACAACGTTTGCCTTTGTAACTGAAATACATACCTTTCATCTTACTTTTATGCAATGTAACTAGACGTACTTTATCATCATAGGTACATACGACAACGGCATGAGTCGGTATAAACTCGAATTCTTGGATGAACATGTAATATAGTTCACCATTAATGACTATCTTTTCTTCTTTCACGTATACACATCCTTTCTGTTTTGTAGTAGTTAAAAACAGTGTGTTGAAATCATAATTGCAACGGTGAATACAGAATACGATTTGCAAGATATTATGTGAGTTGTAATAAACTAAGGATTAAATTATTTTTTGCTTCACATGTATAAATTTAAAATAATATTCTCGAAATCTGTGGTCATCTTCAAATGTGTACTCTGATCGAACGAAAGTAAAGTAATATGATGGTACATATTCGTCTTTTGTCTCTCTGTTTGCGTAGCGGGATACCATAGCTTGTGACATACCTGTGAGTTCAGCAATTTGCATTTGTGAGAATCCCATGCTCTTCAAATGCTTGATAATAGTGGTTTTCATGGACTTTGGCGGGATTTTATCCAAGAAAGTTTGAACGTCTTTCTCTGAAGGATGAAAACCAAAGTATGATGCTAGTGAGAGTCTGATGGCCTCATCTGTTAAGAGTGGGAAGATGTTACGGCCATATTTAGCTAAGGTGTATGCTTCAATGTGTGGGTTTGGATTGTTCATTGTGTTGCCTCCTTTAAGTTTGTAAGTTGATTGTATCATATTATTTTGCAGTATACAAGAGTTTATTGAAAAATATATTTTAAAATGATTACAGAATGCAAGAGTATACGCTTCGATGTATGCTGTTTTGTTGTATGCGTAAATTAAGTTGCATGTTCAGACCCCCCTTGTATGGAGCCTAGAAAAAAAAAAAAAAACTGTAATTTAATTTGATACAATGTTAGATAATCGTATACTATATATTCAATTGTATATTAAACGTGAATATACATATTATATTACATTTTTTTTTTTCACCCTTAGTCCCTAAAACTAACCCTCTAAAACTGGTAGTATCTAATTGCAGTATACAAGTTAAGATACAACATGTTGCATACAAAGGTTATACACCCCATTTTAAGCACACATGTTCCCTTGACACAAAGGTTTATTTATGATTGTGGATGTGTCATGAGTTTGTAAATCATTTCCCTAGTTGATTGTAGATGGCGCTTGCGATAGTGTATTTGTCTGGATGTATTATTTAGCTGCTGTTTAAATGTGGCCCATCTGCAATTGCTTTTTGAGTAGCCTTTATCATTGTCAATTCTGTCTAATGTTGTGTTTTTAATACCATAGATAATTACGTGATCGCAGTAGCTTTCATACATGTCTAAGAAAAACTGTTTGAAACTGTTAGACCATAGCTCACATGTTGTTATTCCTCTGGATACATAGTGTTTCTGTACACGTTGAGTCTTTGTGTCTGGACTTGTTCTTGTCTTCATAGAGTAGTAGCTTTTTCTAAAGCGATTGAAGTGTTCATATTCAACGTAAAATACATCTCCGTCAAGTAGTATCCTCTTCATTTCCGTAGCTCCTTTACAATAGTTTCGAATTGTGATTCACTCCAACCCTTCATGTTACCAAGAGAGTACAATGGTTCAGGTATTTTCCCTAGCTTTAATAACTTGTGAATATAATCCTTAGTTAGTCCTAGCTCTTTCCCGATCATAGCTGCTGAATACAATTTAACCTCCATGTTATCTCCTCCTTATGTTATTAGTATACACTCGACGACTATATAATACAACAATTAATCGTCGACATAATTCGACACCTCAATGCCTTAGCTGTTCCCTAATAATGAGATAATAATTATTCGACAAACGTTAGCTGTGTGGCCGGATTTGTTTTGTGGTATGTGAAATTATTTTGGAGGGGGTGTGGCCGGTGAGGGTGGGACAAAAATGGGACTCCGCATATGTGGGGTAAACTGGCGAGAGGGAGGAATACTTTTCCCCTCCATTCCCCCATCCCAGGACTACCCAAAATACAACAACCATAGTACAATGTATACAGGAGGTGTACCTATGAAATTACAAGAACTCTTAACAAGCAATAAAGGTTTCCAAAAACTACCAGTCGAACTCAAGACCGTCTACCTCAGCATGGCTGACGCTTTCCAACAACGTAAAGATAACCTATACTACAACATAGAAGAATTAGCAGCTTTCAATCAACCGTTCTCCCGTACACAGTGGGCTGACTTCCTAGACCTTGAGCCCGTCAGACAATACATCCGTAGCCGCATGCAAAAAGAAGCGGACATCATGGAACGGAAACTCTTCCAGACCTTAGAAGAACAAGCCCTAAACGGGAACGTCCAGGCTGCTCGAGAACTTAAATCATTCGTCCAAACCGGCTCCAAGTCAGATAAAACAGTGGTCATCCTTCATGCCTGTCCGAGACCACAACCAAGGGAGGTTAAATGATGAATGATCTTACCATAGCTTTTGGTCTAGGTTATTTCTTAGGAATTGTCACTATTATAGTCTATATCTTTCTTAATGAAACTAAATGGTAAGGAGACAACATGAAAATCACACCTGAACATAACCAAGTCCGAACATTAAAGGAATTAACGCATTATGAAGCACATCCTCAGCGCACCGAATCAGAGGAGTTTTCAAAGATTAAGAGGAAATTCAAGCGTGAGGGTCGAAAGTGTTTCATAGATAATGGCTACTGTGCCGGCCAATTGGAAGTACACCATAGCATCATAGAACTCTCAGCAGCCAGTGGAGTCGATTGGGAGAGGGTCAAAAGTGACTACCCTAAGATTGACCATGCTGACGACATAGATCAGATGATGGTACTCTGCTCTAAACACCATAGAGGAAAATACACCGGAGTCCATAGCGTTTCCTACAACACATGGATTCTTCAGAAATACATGACCGCAGAAGCCTTAGAAGACTTCGAGACTGCGATAAAAGGAGAATTGGAGGAGAAATGATGACACAAGCAGAAGTAAAATCAAAGATTACATTTTACATGTCAGATGGGACAGCAGAGGTGGAATATTGTCACTTAGAGCCGTTTAACTGTTCCGAGTTACTACAAAACCAATCCTACCGTAGACGAGTGATACTGCCGATGGAAGAGGATGCGACTCCAATATGGAGAGTGTTGAACTTGGATAACGTAGTCAAATACACCGTAGAAGCCTATAGCTTCCCGCCAGTAGAACCACCAACTGAAGGAGGAACAGTGTGATGAAAAATACAGTGACACAAAATCAGATTGATAATATTTTACATGAAGCATGTTGGAATGTTGAAACGGTTTATGATAAATGTACCGTAGTTACTTGTAAACTCCCTAACGGTTTCATCATAGTTGAAAGTTCAGCATGTGTAGATAAGGTTAATTATGATGTGACAATGGGTGAAATGATTTGTCGTCAGCGAATTGCAAATAAAGTATGGGAATTAGAGGGTTATTGTTTACAGAATAAATTGTATGAGGAGGGTAAATAATGTCAATTCCACAAGATCAAATGGCACAAATGCAACAACAGTTTATGCAGTCTCAAGGTGGGAGCCCGCAACAACCGCCTATGGATGATATGGGGCAACAAGCACCACCTGAGGATGCCGGAGTTGCTCCGTATCCTGACCAGTTTTCCTTAGATAGTCCTGAAGGTCAACAGATGCTACAGCAAGCGCAGGAGCCGGAAGACCGTAGCTTAGAGGATACAATCCAGGCGTTGAATAACTTCCTATATGAGACGATTACCAATAAGAAATTGGATTTGAAGGTTCAGGTCGATGGGATTAAAGGCCTTAGCGATTCCTTAGTTAGTTTGTTGACTGTCATGAAGGATGATGGGATGGCGGGTGAAGAACAACGAGCGCAGGAACTTCATGGATTAGACCTCGAACACCGTATGATGATGAATAAATTGGAAGCGAAGGGAAAAGTTGATGATATTTCCAGAGCGCAGGAACTCCATAATTTGGATATTTCCCATAAACAGGAAACCCATGCAAAAAATATCCAACAAATGGAACAGAAAAGAGAAATAGAAGCAGTAAATACTCATCAAAATCTACAGCACTCAGAAGCTAAGCATGAAGCGGATTTAGAAGCGACCAAGCGTAAGTCCTTAGAATCTAGCAGCAAAGCGAGTCAGTCCGAATGAGTGCCGAGCAGATAGTAATATGTGCGGGAATCGCTGCGCTAATCGTGCTTGCCATAGATTTATGGAAAGGTGGGAGGTAAGATGGCTAAGGAACACGAGCCGTTTTTGGACGAAACGTGTTCACACTGTTATTCAGGGAAGTACAGGATACCCGATAGTGAACACGTAAGCTATGTGGAATGTGACCGATGTGGCGCTATACATCTAACTTATCTTGCTCAGGACTATCAAGAGGAGTTTCACTCGACTCCTTATGAATTGGATGAGTTTGGTGGAATTAAAATGCAGATCATCGGGACGTTTGGTGGTAGAAAATCCGTAGCCTCCAATTAAAAAACAAGAGCCAAATTCGGTGGAACTCTAAGGGTACAAATTTTACCTATGACAATACCGAGCCAAGTCCGAAAGGAAAGGTGTAACGACTAGACGGTTCTCTTAGAAGGTATAGTCTAATCCCCTAATAAATATCGGGAAACCGAGGGTGCATCACTGTACGGTAGTGGTAAATCGAAAGCATCTTTAACGGAATTTTTAATTAGAGCATTAGAAAATGAACGTGGAACCGGACTTTTCCTAGCACAAACATTACCTCAGTTAAAAAAGACAACTTTGAAAACATGGTTCAATGAAGTTTGCCCTCCACCGCTTATTAAATCGTACAATAAGCAGGAGGGTGAAATCATATTAATTAATAATTTCACCATCTATACAATTCCGACAGATGATGAAGAGAAATTGAGATCAATAAATGCAGGCCTCATTCACGAAGAAGAGGCGAGTGGTATCAAAGAATCTATTTATGTTCAGCTTTTAACACGTATGCGTGATCCGTTTGTGAAAAATCGTGCCATGTTTGTATGCTCGAATCCTGAGGCTACGTGGATCAAACCTGTAATTGTTGATAATGATAAGAAGAAAGACCCTCGTCATCCCAATCATGAGGACTACAACCCTCAGATTTACTGTTATATATGGAAAACAGAATTAAACAAGTTCTTACCGAGTGACTTTATTGATATTAACAGTAAAGGAAAGCCGGATTGGTGGATTATGGTTGGTTCACCTAAAACCCTTCTAATTCGGTGGACACCTTGTAAATCAAGGCAATACCGAGCGAAGTCCTCTTGACTCTAATGTGGTTTACCTTTATAATTAAGTCATAGGAGGAGTGATACTATGACTGAAAAATGGGTGAAGATACATGATTTCGATTACGAAATTAGCAATTACGGAAATGTTAAGAGTGGAACTCTTATTTTGAAACCACAACCAAATTCTAAAGGATATTTACGTGTAAATTTGCATAAAAATGGAGTAATAACACGTAAATTTGTCCATAGATTGGTGGCTCAGCACTTTATTCCAAACCCCGCTTTAAAACCACAAGTTAACCACAAGGATGGTAATAAGAAAAATAACCATTTCTCGAATTTGGAATGGATGACTAATTCTGAAAACCAACTTCATGGTAGGAAAATGGGACTGATTGCCGATTTGAAAGGTGAAGAAGTTCCATCCGCTAAACTAACTGAAGAGAACGTTCGTTGGATTAAAACGAATTGTGGTAAAGGTAGAGGATATGGATACAAGGCGTTGGCTAAAAAGTTTGGTGTGAGTCACACAACAATCCGTAACATTATGATCGGAAAGAAATGGAGCCATGTGGAAACGTGTAACGACTAGCCGAAAGGCGTACCCCTAAGCAGGGGGAAACGGAGGGCACCCGAAAGGGTGAAGATATAGTCTACTCTATGCGGTGACGTATAGCAGTTCATGAGAGAACGGTGTGAGAGTAGCGAACTCACATGAATACATTGCAGAAAATACTTATTCGGTAGTTTTGAAGCAGTAGATGGAGCCGTTTACCCTAACTTTAAGGAATGTGTAATTGATTCTTACCAAGTTATTCCTGATAAGACGGATAGGTTTGGTATTCCCTTAGATTGGGAACGTGTAATTGGTATGGACTGGGGTAAACGAAACCCGACTGCTGTTATATTTGGTGCAATCAACCCTAAAAATGGTGAATTAGTCATATATCATGAGTATTATCAACCAAATATGCTACTTCCTGACCACGCCAAGAATCTAAAACCATTAATCTCAGAAATCCCATACGGAATGCTTCGATTCATGGTGTGCGATCCGAGTTGTGGGAACAAACTGGACGTTGTAAAGGGTAAAAGTGTACAAGGTCTATTCCAAGAGTATGGATTATTCTTCTCATTGGGAAATAATTCCATCGAGTCGGGAATTTTGAAGGTTAACAGCTTCATAGAACGTGGGAAGATGAAAGTATTCCACACTTGCGTTAACCTCATTAAAGAAGCATACGCCTATAAATACGAAGAATTAGACATTGATAGTGTGAATGAAAACTTTGACGAGAAACCAATCAAAGCACAAGACCATGCGATGGACGCATTAAGGTATCTCTGTATGCGACTTCCAGACAATATAGACCTTCTCAAATCAGACTCATTTAATCCACCAACTCGATACGTCAAACCGACTGAACAATCATACGCTGAGAATGAGTTCGGTTGGACAGAGGATGGTAAACACGAATTTACAGCAACTTATTGGTAAATAAACCACGTTTAAGTATACTTTAACACTTGTTTAAGGTATACTTAAATTATGTTAAGGAGGAATGATACGTGATGTTAATGCAAGTTTGGGAGTATGAAAAGTTAAGGAAAGAACATGCAGAAATGAAAAAGGCATTGACAAGAATTAGTGAAATTCCAATGTTTTCAGACCAACAAACCCTAAGTGTACAGAAAGCGATTGTGATTGCTGAAGAATGCTTAGAGGAGGTGGAATAATTTGGCACGTCCTAAGTCCAAGCAACCACACATGGTTGAATACGATGATGGTACTTCTCGTATTCTATTTATTAATGAAGATGACTCTAAACTGCTTTATGAGTCGTTTACGGATGGGAAATCCCACGTTATGCTAACGGAATCCGCACTTAAACTCACGTTTATTAAAGGGATTCAGAAGTTAGAAGTCCAAGAAAAGAAAGACGCTGCTCCTTCAGAGATTATCACCATAGACCTTAGAGAATATCCTGAAGAATGGCATGAACAAATGCGTGACTGGCTTCTAAATCCTGAAGCCTACTCAATGGGAGGTCATGATCTTGGTTAAGGAAAAAGAAGAAACAAAACCTCTTAGTGAAGATGAAGCTAAGAAACTTACAAACGATATGTACAAGCGGTTCCTGACTGCTCAACAAGGAAAGGCTCATCTTGTGAAGAAGTGGAATCAGATTGACCAGTTCGACAGGGCAGAACAATGGAAGGATAAACCTCTTCCACCCTGGATTAGTAAGCCGAATATCAACTTAATCCGTTATGTTCGTACAATGAAACGTGCCAACCTAGCCTTGAACATCCCAAAACCTCATTTCACAAGTGTCACGATGGAGGACACAGACTTCATAGATTCCCTACAAATGGCTCACGACCACGTATGGGAAGAGGAAAAAGTTGACCGAATTGTTCGTAGATGTGTAGACCTTAGCTTACTATACGGTACGCAGTTAGCATGGGTTATCTGTGAGGATGAGACAAAGGGAACATACTACGGTGATGATAAGGACTTAGCGCAGTACGGCAAGTTGTATCGTGGTCAAATTAAGATTAAGAGAGTCAAAGTCGGGAACTTCTTCATTGACCCTGACGCTGATAGCTTAGAGGAAGCAAAATACTGTGAGATTACGGAAGTTATGCCACTCTCTAGTGTGAAGAATAATCCATTCTTCCGTAGTTATGCGGGTAAGAAACTGAAAGACCTCACGAATTCTTACCTAGAATCCATGTATGAATCCAATGGTGACATCTTCAATCGTGAAAACAAGAAGACCAATAGCAACCACAACCTCAAAAAAGATGATTTAGTTACGGTTCACATTCATTTCGAGAAGTTCAAGAATGAAGAGGGTAAATGTCAACTAGATGTTACATACTACATTGGAGGAACTGACCTCATCCTTCAGAGACTTGAGGATGTAAAACCATCTTGTTATCCATTTGCTGTCCTGTATGATGAAGAGGAAGAGAATGAGTTTTGGGGTACTTCTACAGCTATGGAAATAATTGATAATCAGATGATTGTTTCTAAAGCGAAACAGGCTGCTGCAACTACTGTAACGATGATGCAGAATCCACAGAAGGTTGTATCAAGGGAGTCCGGCATCAATCCGGCTGAAGTTTCAAAAACGGGAACCTTAGCGGGTAAAGTATGGGTTACGAATATGTCACCGAAGGATTCTATTACCTTATTAGATGTTCCTGATATTCCTAGAGGTAACAAGGAATTAACGGATGATTTAATCGCTTTAACGAAGGATTTTGCAGGAATAAACGAAGCATACACAGGTGAATCCGTAGGTTCCCTAACGACTTCCACTGGTGTATCTGACTTGATTGGTCGTGCGACCCTTAGAGATAAGGACAAAACGCTTCAAATCAATGATTTCGTAGAAACTCTCAGCGATCTTATCGTGAAGTTCATCATTATTCACTGGCAGGACGAGCGTCCAATGATGAGAACGAACTCTGACCAAGAGCAAGAACGTGGAATGTATCAACCTGTTAAATCAAAAAATGGCTCAGATTTTGATTTAGACAACCTACATTACCGAGTTAAAGTGGATATTTACGCTGTTTCTCCTGCTTCACAGGAAGCACGTAAATCACAGGCCGACAAACTCATGCAGATTCAAGCGCAGACTCAGGCGAATCCTCCATACATTATTCCTGAAGAATGGGTGGATTTACAGGACTTCCCGAATAAGAAGAAGATGATTCAACGTATTAAGGATGATCGTCAGAAACTTATGGAGCAAGAAACGCAAAGTGCTGCTCAACAAATCATGCAAGTTGTGGAATTACAGAAGCAAATGGAATCTCAGGGCATGAATCCTGACCAAATCCAGGCATCTATTTCACAGTCTGTAAATGAAATTTTACAGAATATCATGAGTACGGGTGCATCTCAAAACGCACAACCGACTACAGGAGTCTCAACGAATTCCCCACTTCCTAGCGGTGGAGGTTCAAAAGGTCAAGCCAATGCCAATATGATGGCAGGAATGTAATTGACATAATACCTTAGATGGTGTACATTGGAAATACGTACATTCTTCCTTTGTCATTGGTGGGTGGAGAGCAACCTTAGTGGTTGCTCTTTTCTTTTATCTGAATATACATCCTAGTGCCATTCCTACAATGACGCTCCATGTTATAATGTTATACATATCAACATCTGTATCCTTCATGTTAATCCTCCCCGTATTTAATCATTAGAAAAATTGGAACAATCCAAACGAGTACGCCACCTAATCCGAATAAGAACTCCCAAACCATGTCATCCCTCCCTGTAGTTTGTAGTTTTATTTTAACCGTATTTTTTAACGTGTATACACATTAGTTGTTGCCAAATAATACAAGATGTAGTAGAATGATAGACAAGTAGGTATTCGGGTGACTCCGCAAGAGGTCTATATCGCCCCATCCAAAGGGTAAAAATGGAGGAATTTCAATGACTGAAGAATTGGATAACATTGTTGATGAGGTAAATGAGGAATTATCCGGTGATGAGTTATTAGCTGAAGCGCTGAAAAACATCAAAGAAGGTAACGTTCCCGAAGTTGATGACGAGTACGAGGGTGAAGAGGAGGAATCTCCGGCTGAAGAAGAGGAAACTCCTGCTGAAGAAGAACTACCTTCCGAAGAGGAATCAACTAAACCACAACAAACTTCTGAAGAAAACGCTCGTTTTGCAGAACAGCGCAGACAACGACAATTAGACGAACAGTTGAAACAGACTGCCGAATATAAACTTGCTAAACAATTAGAAGATATGTACGGTATGCCAGTAGATCAACTGATGAAGCAAATTGAAGATGCGAAGCTGCAAGAAGAAGCGAAATCTCAGAACATTCCCGTAGAGGTTTTACGTAGACAGCAGGAAACACAAAATCAACTGAACGCTCAAAAGGATGAAGTTGCTCAGTTGAAGTTCCAATTATGGGACTCCCGAATGAAAGTCGAGGAACAGTCGTTGAAGAATACATATTCCATGCTGACTGACCAAGACCTTTTAGATGCTCGTATGCACTTGTTAGAGAGTGGACAGGTTGATGCCCCACTAGAGAGAGCAGTAAAGTATCTACATTCCGATAAAATCATGAAGGCTGAGATTGAAAAAGCGAAGCAAGAGTGGTTAGCGGAACAATCGGGACGTAAAAAATCTCCTGTTGCTATTCAAGGTGGTAAACCGAAACAGACTGGCTCATTGACTGCTGAAGAAGCAGCCGTAGCGAAAGCGATGGGTATTTCTGAAGAGGATTATCTCAAATACAAATAATTCAGTAAAGGAGGAAATCTCTCATGGCTTTAGAATTTGCTTATAATACAAATGCTGATGCAGCATCCGTAGTGAAAGATTTTCCAAGAGCATCTGCTTACGGTACGCCAAACAAATTCATCAAAGGTGACTTAGTTACTATCGTTAGTGGTGAGTTAGTTCGTGCAATTGCGACTACTACTGCTGTAGCGGGTATCGTAGAAGGTTGGGAGTTTGGTGGATTAGTAGGAACTTCATTCGGTGCAGGAACAGAGACAGTGGCTAACGCTTCTCAAACTGCTGATGTAGTTGCTAACTCTAAATACGTAAACGGACTTGGTAAAGTTCGTATCGGTACTCACAATATCTTCCGTATTGCTGTCAAAAATGGCGTAACACCAGTTGCAGGACAAACAGGTGGCGTAGCAGTTGATGGTACTACAGGAGATCAAACTTACGATTCTGCTGCAACTGGTAAACCACTTACAGTAGTTGATGTATCTAAAGATAACAAATACGCATTCGTACGTATTAATACAGCATCCGTATAATAAAGGAGGGGAATTAGGATGATTCAACAAGGTCAATTTGGTCGTTTACTTGAGCCAGGTCTTAGAAAGATTTTCTTTGACACATATCAAGAACTTCCTGAACAATACTCTCAAGTATTCAACGTAATGGATTCTAAAAAAGCTATCGAAACTGATTACCGCATGGGTGCGTTCGGATTATTCGAGCGTAAAGATTCTGCGGGTTCTGTACAATACCAAGACCTTCCTAGTGGTCTAGCGTTACAATACATCCATGAAGAGTTTGCTTCAGGATTCACGATTGAGCGCAAAATGATCGAGGACGAGCAATACAACACAATCAACAAAAACCCTAAACTCTTAGGTCGTGCTGCTCGTGCGACAGTAGAGACAAAGGCTATCGAAGTATTGAACAATGCGTTCACTACTAACGGATTTGATGGAGTACCTTTGATTTCCTCTACTCATAAGCGTTTAGACGGTGGTACAATGTCCAACAAACTTGAAGCTGACGTAGTAACAGATGCTCAAGCAAATGGTAAATTGTCTGACCGTAACTTAAAAGGTGCATTAGTCCAAATGCGTAAGCAAGTGGATGACAAAGGCATCCTTATTCAAACGCAACCTGATACGTTGATTGTTTCTCCACAATTGGAGTTCCAAGCACGTACAATGTTAGAATCTGCTGCTCTTTCTACTCGTGGAACAGGTTCAGCTTATAACTCTGACAAAAACCTTCTGAAAGATCGTGGTTTGAAGTTAGTAGTTATGGACTACCTAAACGTAAACGGTGGAAACGGTTGGTTCTTAATGGATAGTAAAGTTGCTCAATTGAACTTCTTCTGGCGTAACCGTCTTGAGTTCAATCGTGAGAAGGACTTTGACACTATGCAGTCCAAGTTCCAAGCGTACATGCGTTTCTCTGTAGGATTTTCGGATTACAGAGGGATAGTGGGAAGCGATGGTTCAGGTACAGTTTAATAAATAATTGACCAATGACTGTTCTCATGGTATCATTGACTTATGACAAATAAGGAGATGATACCATGAAATGTGGATATTGTGAAATTGATTTTAAACAGAGTAGACCGAACCAACTGTATTGTTCAAAAGAATGTTGTGATAAGAAACATCTTAGTAGACATCGTTACGGTGGTAATCATTTTAACGTGCTGAAGCGAGATAACTTTACTTGCCAAACTTGTGGAGCGAAAGATGATTTAGTCGTTCATCATAAAGATGAAAACGTTGAAAACAATAAGATGGATAATCTCATAACATGGTGCAGAGCGTGTCACGCTATTCATCATCGTAGTTCTTTTAACAATAACCATTATAAACATATAACAAAAGAGCAAGTTGAACGTGCGATTGAACTTACATCTACCTTAGAAGAAGCTGCTAAATTCTTAGGAGTCACAAGGGCTACATTACGTAGAAAACGAAATGAGTTCGGACTCCCTCAGTTATCAAATGCTAGAAAAGGAGAAGAGAATAAGTCTTATAGGAGACTAACAAAGACTGAAATCGAACTCGCTTTTCAAGTGGGTGGTACTTGGAAAAAGGCTGCTGAAATCTTAGGTGTACATGATTCATTCCTCCGTAAAAAGAGAAATGAGTTAGGTATGGAAATGGATACTAAGAAAACAAACACGTTATCAAGGAAATAACCCATTCAATACCCCCTCCCTCATGGCGAGGGGGTATTTCTATTAGGAGGAAGAACTATGGAAATGCAAGAACAATATCCATCCAATCAACATGAACGATTATTAGTTCAGGAACTTCGTAGAATCAACGATTCCATACAGGAATTGACGAAACTTTTGTCGAAACAAGAAGAGAAGCCGAAGAAAAGAGTGGTGAAGAAGAATGAAACTGACAGCACTCGTGAAGAAGGTAAATGACCGAACGGATGAGGTCTTAGCTTTCAACAAGGTATTAGGGTGGTTCGATGACGCACAACGTCAAATCGGGCTTCTTTTGAACGCAAATTTCCCTAGTTTGTTGAATGATGAGGGCGTAGCATCCTCTGAATTGGAACCCGCTATTCCTGACAAATACCAGGAGTCCTTAGTGATTTATGCCGTTGCTCGGTATAGTGAGGGTGAAGGTGACTTGCAGAAGATGGATGCAATGGATACTCGATTTGATACAATGCTCAAGCAGATTCAAGGAGAGTACGTTCCTGCTCCGCAATACCTAGATGATGCTTATACGCAGCAATTCGTAGCAACAGAAGGTCAGACATTATTTGTAGTCACGAAAGATACATATAATGACTACACTCCTGTCAAAGTATATGTAAACAATGTAGAGGTCTTATTCTCCCGTAACGGTGGAGGAAATATTACCTTAGTGAGTCCGGCTGTTCTGAATGATAAAGTAACGATCAAGTGGGAAAACAATCCGACTTATAACTATATGCCGGAAGGCTATGTGGGGTGGTAGTGGATGGCTCGTCAACCATATCGTGTATCTCCCGAAAAGCAATTAGAGGTTTACAGTAACTTCATAGGTGGTTTGAATACAACTACCGCAAGTGGTAACTTAGGAGATTCCGAGGTTACAGAACTGAAGAATATGGACTTAGATATGAGGGGTAGTATGAAGCGAAGATATGGAATGAAATCCATAGCACCGAAAACGACTGACCCTCTGAAATGGATAGATTTGCAAGGAAAGACATGGAAGGAGTTGATATAGATGGCGAATACACCGAATTATAATTTATTAATCCCTAGTCCTACGGGAACAGAGGACGTACACCAATCCTTAGCTGATAACTTCAATAAGATTGATACGGGAATCAAAGCATCTGATGATAAGGCTCAATCCGTTAAGGATGAAGTCACTCAAGCGAGAACATCTCCTGATGGTTCCGTTCAACCAAACTTACAGGCTGCTATCAAATGGGTGTACGACAATGTGCAACAACAAACATTAGGTGTTGAGATTGTTCCTATGATTGGCGCTTCTCCAAATGGTACGAAATATGAAATATCATTCGATGACTTAGGTGGAGTTATCACGACTGTCTCAACGGGAGCAGTTCGTTCCTTAGTTGGTACATCTCCTAGTGGGAATCGTTTTGAGATCACCTTTGAAAACGATGGTGATATCGTCACAACTGCTACGAGTTTACCCGCTACTACATTAACAGGTTCGGCTCCAAATGGTCAACGATATGACATTACATTTGAGGATGATGGGGACTTAGTTACAACTGCAAACGAATCACCTATGTATGCTCAAACGACAACGGAAGTTCAATCAGCTAGAACGGATAGTTCAAATAAAACATTTACATCTTTAAAAGCTAGGATTGATTCCTTAGATAATAAGGGAATTGACAATTATTCCACATTCATTACGAGAGATGTAAATGGATTAATCACATTAGTTGAAGTGAAAGATGGGTTGGAAGTAATGGAATCTTCAACTGTGAATCGTGGTGTGGATGGAGTTGTCACAAGTCTTGTTGAAATTATAGGGACTAAAACAGTAACGACTACATTAAATCGTGACGGTAATGGGATTATAACGTCCATTACGAAAGGGGTAATATAATATGGCGTTTATTCTCACTGAAATAGTAAATAAAGTGCTAAATGTTCAACTAACGGGCAGTAAAGTTGAAGATGTATCTTTGCTTTCAACTGTGACTACGCCAGGTGCAGGGACAGCAAAACCTATTGGAACGAATAAGATGTTACGTATTGAAGTATGGGGAACAGGTACTTTTACTGTTGAGATTAAAGTAAATGAAGCGAACGCTAGTGGAGCCTATTATACTCTTCAGCCAGTCAATCTAACTTCACTGTCTCCTGCATCCACCATAACTGCTGCTGGAATTTATGAAATTGACGTTCAAGGTTTTTCTAATGTTCAAGCCAACGTGATCGCGGTTAGTGGCGGTAACGTAAATATTGCTGGGAAGTGGGTGGCTTAGATGGCAGGGATAGCAATCATCCCAGTAAGTAACTCCTTAAAACACGGTGTAGTAAATGCTTTAGATTCATCCAACTTATTTATTAAAGCAAACGCAACATCTGGTTATTATGTAAATTCCACCAACGGCAACCTAGTAGCATCGGCATCATTTTATGTATCAGAGTTTATAGCAGTTAGCCCAAGTGCCAACTATATAAAGTCTTATGTGCATGATATGGCTTTTTACGATAGCAATCAGGTTTATATCAGTGGAAGTACTGGAACAACAGGGATTATCACAACTCCCTCAAATTGTGCCTATGTCCGTTTATCAGTTAGTAATAGCTTATTTGATATATATACCTTCACAAGAAAGGCTTATGCCACATTACCCAACGTCCCATGTCGAGAAGTTACGGTCATTGCTAAGAAGGCTAATGTCGGTTCTGTTTTTGTTGGAGGAGCCAACGTAAACTTAGGTAGTTACGGTGTCGAATTAAGCGCAGACGGAAGCTATACTTTTGCAGTTTCCAACGCAAATTTAATTTCGATTGTGGCTGCCAACTCAGGGGAAGGTGTTTCTTATGTCGCGTTATAGTCCTGCTAATGCTGTAGTTGCACCAAGCAAATGGAAAGGTAAAAAAGCAGTCTTTATGGGCGATTCCATCACATATCAATTCAGATGGCAGCCTTACTTGGAATCTAAATTTGGGTTGACGACAGTGAATCAAGGGATAAGCGGAACAAGGATTGCTGATCTAGGAGACACGGGTGAGGGTGGTACTTCGACAACCTCTATGTGTAGAGATGAACGAATAAACGCTCTTGATGCAAATGCTGATTTGGTAATCGTGATGGGTGGTACAAATGATTGGGCGCAAAGTGTACAAATGGGGACTATTGATAGTACAGATGTAACAACTTTTTATGGCGCATTGAATGTCATGATGGGTAAATTATTTGCAAGATTCCCAACAGCAAGAATCGTATTAAATACAACACCTTGCGGAACTTATCCGACTCGTTTTACCGCATCGGGTGGTGTGGTAAATAACGCAGGATTCTCTACAAGAGACTATGCAGATGCTGTACTTGCTATCGGTAAAAAGTATAGCGTTCCTGTTATAGATGTACACGCAAAAGCAGGATGGAACTCAACAACCATCGCTAACTATATGGATAACGATGGGGCTTGGTTGCATCCGACTGCTGCGCTAGGAGCTAAAAGATTAGCAGAGGTTGTAGTCGGTGAATTACAACGAATTGAGCCAGTTATCTAACTAACGGCGTTCGATAGTTATACAACAGAATACGGCTTTTGAAGTAAAAGAAAGGAGGGGTTTCAATGCCAAAGATGATTACAACAAATGATATTTCCTTAACTGATTTACAAGGTTTAAAAGATACGACTGCTGAGGTTAATGTTGCTAGGGGTGGTGAAACTTCATTAGGTGGTCGTTTTGATGCAATGGATGATGATTTTGAAATTATGTTAGGTACGGGTTTAATTGGTGAACTATACCCTAGATTGACAGGTGAAACGGATGATACTCTTCGTTTGAATCGGGTGTTCACTGATGCTGTATCTAAAGGTGGAGGTAAGGTCAAGTTAGGGGCAGGAGTTGAGTACACCTTTTCATCTTCCCTAGCAATTCCCGATGTAGTGGATTTTGAAGGTCAAGGTAATAACGCAACGGTGACTGAACTTACCTACACTGGAACAGGTTATGCCATTGTTACATCAGGTTCGCATTTACGTCAAAGATTAGGGAATTTCGCTCTAACTCTAAATGGTTCAAACTCAGGGATTCGTATTGGAGATATTGGGGCAAACCTTGATCGTGATAATGGAATCCTACCTCGTCAGATTGGACTAGAACACATTACCATTAGTGGTATCGGTGCAAACCAAATCGGCATTCTAATGAACAATGCTTCTCATGTTAACATGAAAGATGTCCGTAGTGGGTACGGTGATGGTGGTACTGGATTATACATTACAAATGACTCCTACAATGCGGGGGTTGCCATCTTTGATGATTGTACATTTGGAAGAACCGCTTCATCTAGTACAAACGGCTTAGACATTGGACTAGAGATGGATAGTAACACAAGTGCAGGATTGGATACGTATGTGTTCAACTCATGTTATTTCGGAGGTCGTTTGCCTGTACGATTAGGTAAGACAAAGGTTGTCACTGGTATTCAGTTTAATGGTATGCACATTGAAGCAAATCATATCGCGTGGGGCGCTAGTAAAGTTTATCCGGTTGGGTATATCCGTAGACCAAGTACACCAAATGGACATGTATATAAGGTGACTACTGCCACCGGAGCTAAAACAAGTGGAACGGTGGAACCAACGTGGCCTACAGGAGTAGGAGCAACTGTTACGGATGGTGATTTAACATGGACTGAAGTTGGAACGGATGCTATATACTCGATTGAGTTATGGCAAACAAAAGGAGTTCAATTTAACGCTGTTACGATTGCGGGATTCTCCTCCACATTTGTTCATGGTATTAATTTTAAAGATATATCTGAAGGAATAAAAGTTAGTGCATTAGTTGTCAATGAATTTAAAGGGAATGTGTACTACACTGATATTTCAGCAGCGAACCTTAAAAACAGCACCTTAGATGAAGCAAGTTCCACAGGTTCTAATACCGCTATTGCTGCACAATGGGGTGGTTCAGGTGATTACAGTTACGCTGTTCGAAATATGACGGGTAAGTGGAAAACCAAGTACATTGAGGTTGACGGATTCTTTTGGACTAACTCAAATAACAGTAAGACATTAGCAGGTAGTGCTGCTCCAACGTCCGGCTCATATTCAAAAGGTGATGTGATTGAAAACGTAAATGCCACGTTAGTTAAGAATATTGACCGATGGCGTTGTGTCACAACAGGCTCCCCAGGAACTTGGGTTGCATATGGGACGGGTGAAGGTACGACTGCGAACCGACCGTCACTTGTAATAGGTGATCGTGGATATACGTATTTTGATACAGATTTGAACAAGTTAGTATATTGGAATGGTTCCGCTTGGCTCGGATAATAAAGAGGAGGTGTGAGTATGAATTGGGGAGACTTAAAGATATTCAAACCGTCCATCTTAGTTCAAGGAAAAGGACAAGGGTACTTTAGGTACTACAATTCTACGCACCAACTCACTGAAATCGTAGCGATTCAAGGGAAACTGTATAAACTATCGGATGGTACGAATATTCCCATAGATGGTTTACCGTTCGGATTCCAAACAGACGAACCGATTGAAGCGATTCAATACGGAAACTCATTGTTCATAGCAACAGGGACTAAGTTTGTGGAATATGACGGAACAACTGCAAAAGTAGTTGTTCCGTACAACCCACAACCCCTTGAAGCCATGTATATAGGGACGAATGGTTTAGCGGATTCTCCTGATAACTACATTTCTGATGGCGTAGGTGCGATAGCGATTAATGCAGTTACCTTTGACAAACGTATTGGGATTGTGGGTCAGAATACTACATTCAATATTGTTATCACAAAAGGTGCTTCTGATACATTGGAATATGAAATTGTGTATTTTACGGGTACGGATTTCACTGGCTCAGGTACGGAAATACGTGCGAGAGGTGCGGGAAATAAAACCTTCACATGGAGTCCTCCAAATGAAGGGGAATACACTCTTAGAATTCGAGCATGGAAAACAGGGAATACGGGGATTGCAGATTCAACATACTACGTTCCGAAGTATACTGCTAAGTCCGTAGATGATAACATTAATCTGTCAGTAGATGGAATACACACTTGTAATCGTGTGACGCTTCATTGGGATCGTTTGATTCTATATGGAGATAGTGCAAACTCATCTCAGATATATGTATCTCATGTGAATGTTCCTAGATATTTCCCAATCCCGAATACCATTGACTTCAAAAATGAGAAACAAGAGGGAGTTTCAGCAATCGTACATTTTCGAGATGCGCTACTGATTTTCATGCCTAGTAGTATTCAGGCGATGTACGGGAAATCTCCTGCTGATTATCAAAGACAGAATGTCAATGGTTCCATAGGTTGTATTGCTCCATTCTCCGCATGTATGGTTGGAAACAACGTCATGTTCCTATCGAGTGATGGCGTATATTCCTTAGTTTCAAGTCGATTGGATACTTATGGACTCAACGTTACAAAGGTGGATAAGAATATTCAGAACATCGTACCGAGAGACAAGGATGCTTGTGGAATATTCTACGATGGTCAGTATCACATAGTTTTCCCTGAAAAGGATATACGACTTAGATATTACAACGACTTCAAAGTGTGGACGAAGGATGAATCTCCTAAGTTGGACTTTAGCCAAATGTGGGTTTGGGATAACAACCTATATGGTCAAAGTGAAGGTACAGGAGACATTCGACAATTCGATTCTACAATATTCCGAGATGATGTATACATTTACTCTGACGTAGTGGAAACAAAGCAATTTGACTTTGGTAATCCACAACATATCAAGAAACTACGGGAGACTCGACTTGTAGTGGCCACTCAAATCGATGAGGTCAACTTGAATGTGTCAGTGTATGCGGATAAGGCGGTAGTCTTAGCACCTCCACCTGGTGAAGCAGTTGTAGACTTTGAGGGAATTATCACTTGGAAATCAGGAAGTGACCCGAACGTCACCGTAGAATCGGGAGCAGTAGTTGGTGGATGGATTTTAGGTGAGAATACCTTAGGTTCTTCCGATACAATGTTGACCAAACTTCCAGTTGGCGGTAAGTGCTACAAAACGAGCATGAGAATTGAACATAATGATGCCACTCCTAATCAGATTTTAGGAATTGCATATGTATTTAAACTAATGAAAGCATAGGAGGGGATAATATGGGTCAAATTCCTGAAGGAGTCCTTAGAAACTGGACAGATGGTGATGAAGTCACAGGTGATATGTTAGACCAAGAGTTTGCGATTTTACGAGCAGCGATCAATGACAACTACAATCGGTTAGTGTCACAGGCTCCTGCTGAATACTTCACAGCTTACTCGAACATCTTGAATCATATGGTTGACACAAATCTCCATAGAGATTGGGGAAACTATAAGTTTGCCGGAACCGCAAAGAATGACTTTCGAGCATATGAGAAGAATATCCTAACATCATACGACACTTCCGTAGGTGACAAAGTTACATTCAATCCGAACAACAACTTTGCAAACGGGATTGAGTTTAAAAATAAGGTGTTTTTCCCTGACTTACCATATGTATACGGGAAACGACAGTCTGTAAATACGGCTCCTGGTCTTTGGGGGATCGACTTTGATATTACAACTATGAAAGGTGGATTCACGAAGAGTTCAGGGAATCCATATTTGTTCATAGTTCCTCAAACGGGAATTTATCGAATCTCATATAACATAGCTATTGATGGATTAGCAGCTAGTAAATGGGGAGAAATCATCCTTAGAATTGCAAACAGTTCCGATGTTGCTACCTTAGATCGTCAATTGGGATTCGTAGGTGGTACTGGAATTGCGACTCTACACTACATCTCAGGTGCGATTGATGTTGAGATTCCAAAAGATAACCGAGTAGGACTCATGCTTCGCAATCAGGACGTAGTGAATCGTGCTATGAGTGGATATGCTTCCATAACGTTTATTGGTTAACAAGAAGGGGAAACTCTTCTTGTTTTTTCCTGTATTTGTACGGTATAATTTAGATAATACGAACAATGGGAGAGTGTGTAGTAATGACAAATGAGAATGATAAATACGGATTAATGATTCAAAAATTGGCTCAGAAGATTGCAGAAAAAGAAGCGCAAATTGTAATTTATGAAATTGAATTGGAATCCCTACAGGAAGAATTAGAGGAAAAGGATGCTAAGATTGAATCCTTAGAAAAATCCCTCTTAGCTGCTGCAAAAGAGATTAGTAAGTTACAAGATAGATTGACTCCTGTAAACGAAGGAGCAGTAGTTGTAGAAAACGAATAAGGAGGTTATTTGAATGACATTCTTTAATACTGTAACAAATTCTGTATTATCACTTCGTAATAAATTATTAGGAGTAGATAAAAATAAAAGTAAAACATACACTACGTATACTGCGCCAAAGAAACCTGCAAATAAATCAACCAACAATTATTCCATAGGGTTGATGCGAACTAATGGCTTGAATACGATTAATCAGAAACAATCAAATAGTGGAATCACTGCCACACTTGGAGTTGCGAAGCCTATTTCACAACAAAAGGCTCCTTATGCTCCTCCTAAAAACATTGTAAACAAAGCAGCATCAGATGGTCAAGCAGCACCATCAGGTGGGAATAGTGATTTTTCCGATAGCGGTCAGGTTGGTTATGATATTCCTACAAGCGAATATGCTGACTTTAGTGGATTCCAAACACCACAAATTAGTCCTGAAATTCAGGCTCAAATGGATAAGTTTAATCTATTGCAATCAGGATTAAGTAATGATGAACTATCATCCTTACAATCTAAGGCCAATAGTGACGCTAAGGCTCAAAATGCAGAACAAAGAGCATACTACGACAAGTTGTTAGGTGAACTTGGAACTGCTAAAACCGATCAATTAGGTATTCTGAATAACGACTTGAATCGTGCAATCTCTTCTTCTCAGGAGCAAGCGTTCTTAAACTCTTTGAAAGCACAACAAGATTCTGCTTCTAGGGGTATGACGGGTCAAGCTATTTCCGTAGATGCTGCACTTCGTAACAACATGGAGTCTCAACGTGCTATGGGTGAGACGTATGCGAAATCTGATGAAAATATCAAGAGCCTCATTGACGGATACAACAAAAACGTATCGGACATCAATGGTGAAAAGGGTAAACTTATTGATTCTGTAACGGCTCAAAAGTTATTTGATACTTACAAAAATAACGCCCTAGCTGATAAGAGTGAACAATCAAAAAGCATCTTAGACTACATTAAGGCAGTTGCTCCATACGCTATGCCTACTGCTAATAATGTATTGGACAACTATACAAAAACATCCATTAGTAACTCTGAATTAGACATGAAACGTCAAGAGTTATCCGCTAATGTTTCAAAGTGGCAGAATGACTCTCAATTGAAAGCTGCTGATTTGTCATTAGGTTGGGCGCAACTTGATAATAAGGTGAATGAAACCAATGCGAAAATCCAAGACATGGAGAATAGCATGGTGAATCAATCTTTGAAAATGGAGTTCCAATCTACAAAAGCAGCGCTCGATAATGTCACTAGCTTATTGAAGAATACAAAGGACGAATCTCAGCAGAAGATACTAACTCAATACTACAATCAGTTGGTGAATAAGCTAGGTACGACTTACGCTTCTGACGCTTCCACACCCTAGTCGCTCCTCCTCTAACGGGGGAGGTTATGCTCAGAATACGAGGGGTTATACGCAATCTACAACTCAGAGTAGCGTAGCACAAAAAGCTATTAACATAGGACAATCCCTCATTGGTAAAACGAAGTATGTATGGGGTGGAGGACGTACCGCTTCTGACGTTGCTAAGGGATATTTCGACTGTTCTGGATTCATCCTGTATGCGTTCAAGCAAGCGGGTATGGACTTAGGCGGTGGAAACACTGACACCTTAGTTCGTCAAGGAACTGCGGTAAATCCGAACCAAATGCAAGTAGGTGACGTAGTATTCTTCGATACATACAAGAAGAACGGTCACGTTGGGATTTATCTTGGAAATGGTAAGTTTATGGGTTCTCAGTCTGCAACAGGTGTTGCGATTGCTGATATGAATAGTGGTTATTGGAAGCAACACTTTAGCGGTACTGTTCGTAGGATTGGTGGAGGTGCTACGACTTCTGCTCCTTCTTCGGGAGGATTATCAGTAGGTGGTGCTAAACCCTGGATTAATCAACAAGCGGGTAAATTCGCTCCAATGTTCCAATCTGCCGGACAAAAATACGGAGTTGACCCTAGCATCTTGATGGCTATGTCCATGCAAGAATCTTCTATGGGTAAAACAACAGGTAAGAACATCATGGAAGCAAACGGTGGAGTAGCCGGAGGTGGACAATTCAACTCATACGAAGCATCTATTGAAGCAGGAACGAAGGAATTCGCTGCTCGATATAGAGAAGCCGGAGGAGATGTTCGTAAGGCTCTTGCTGCTTATAACATGGGCGCAGGACTCCTCAAATGGTTCGACCAATATTCAGGTGGGCAATACAGTAAGTCAGTTGTTCAACAATACTCTAACTATTACGCAAAAAAATATGGTTGGAAACGCTATGGTGACGTAAACTACGTTGATAACGTTCTCCGCTACTACAAATAGGAGGTGTAAATATGGCACTACCTACCAATTATCAAGATTATCAGAAGCGGGTTCTTAGTAAAATACAAAATGCTCCAACGTATGATTACAGGGTAACTCGGAATGCCAAGAAATCAACGTTACCTACGCTGAATTTGCCAGTTGCGAAAACAACTGGTGATAAGGCTAAGGAAGCGGGTAAGAACTTATTCCTGAACACCTTAGATACCATAGGTGGTTTCGGGAAAACAGTCACTCACCAATTGGCAAACTGGACGGATGGGAAAGCTACACTAGGTGATATTCCACTGTACGATCAATTCAATATGGCGAAGAAGTCCATAGGTGATGAGTTCAATAAAGGTGGGTTTCACTCAGCAAATGCAATCCTTAGCGCTCCCGCACTTGCACTCATGGGAATTGGTCGTGATGGAAAAGGATTTAAAGATACTCTCGGTAACTTAGGGGTTAAAAATAAAGCTGCTTTAACATGGGGCGGGTTAGCCGGAGACTTAGTTCTCGACCCACTCAACCTCATTAGTGGCGGTGGAGCAGGAGCATTAAAAGCAGGACTCAAAGCTACTAAGGGATTGAATACTGCTTTGGCTGCTGAACATGGAATCGAAGCGGGAAAGAATGTCTACCGTACATTGGATGACTTAGTTGCTTCAGGAAAGGTCAAAGAAGGTTCAAAAGCCTACTCTGATATTGAACAACGAATTGCGGAGTTAGCGAATCCTGCTCGTAAAGCTATGGATGATTCCTTGTTTGCAATCAATGTCCCATTCACGAACATGGTAAAAGGCGTTGGTAAAAAACCTCAATGGATGAAGCGTGAGTTCAAACAAATTGGTTCTGAAAACGCAAGAGCAGTAGAAAACTTACTGAATTCCGTAGGTGTTGCTGATAAAAACATCGTGAAGAAACACTATGGAGTGAATAACTTCGGTGAACTCACGAATGACCAATTTGAACATTTGAACAAGACAGTCCAAACACTCATGAGAAATACAGGTGATTATATCACTGATGGAATTTCAAGTCCTGTTATGGAAAAAGGACTGAAGGTAACACCTCCTGTCATGAAATCTCAAGCGGAAATCATGAAGGAATTAGGGAAACATTTCCCTAAGAAAACAAAAGGTGTGCCAAAACAAATGAGTGCATCTAAGGGTGCTAAGTTCGATAAGTTCTTAGAAAAAGCAACCTACGACATGATTAAAAAAGGCTATACGCAACCTAAGAAAGTATCCTTAGATAATATCATAAATGATCTCCCTAAAGGGGAAAACATCGTAGCGAGAATGAAGAAGGACATGAACCCTAATCATAACTACCCTAGCGGTTCTAGGTTATTGGATGACCACAATGTTCCGTATGTGAATCCAGTGAAGAAACCGCATAAGGTTGAACGTACTCAAACGAAGATTGGAAGAACATCCAATGTCCAGTTTGAAAAGGACGTTCGTAATGCGCTGACAAGTCGGAAATACCACTTGGATGCCGGAGGAACTTCTAAGGTTGGAGATGGATTACGTGAGAAACTCCCATTCTTAGATAAGTTCAATGCTCGACATGTCGCAAGTTCCAATGTCCTAGCTTCTAAAGCAGGAGAGTATTTGCAGGATGGCTACACAAAACAGTCCGGCATGAGACATATTATCCAAAAACACTATGACAAGTTACAGAATATGAGAAAAGGCTTGTCGGATGAAGAGTTGAAAACTGTACCTTACATCATTCAGAATCGTTTTCCTGGTAAGAAGTCCTTAGATGAATGGGCTTCTCGAAAGGGATTGACGAGTGAAAAGGTGCAGAAGCTAAATGCAATTGCAAATTATATGAAACCTGTATTTGCTCAAATGGCTAAGATGGAAGGGAAATCAGGTGCGTTAGATAACACTATCAAGAATTACTTCCCTCACATGATTAAGAAAGGTCAAGATGCAGACTTAGCGTATGCAGCTAAGAAGTATGAAAATGACCCTGACATTGGAAAGATTATCGGGAAATCTTCAGACCTCAAGAACAATCGTCAACGTCAAGGTGCTAAGACCTTAGCGGAAGTAGATGAGAAAATCTACGGTATGATGAAGCAGTTGGATAATGAAAAAGACCCTGATAAAGCTGATGCACTTCAGGAGAAGATTGACATTCTATCCAACATGTTTGAGCGTAATCCGATAGATGCCTTTGCTCAACGTTTTTATGCGGGAGTTAAGTCTTCTGCTATGAAGGAGATTCAAAACAATCTGAAGAAAGACGGTCTACTGTATTCTCGGAGTGGAAAGATTACAGAAAATGACCGCATTACGGAAGGATTGAAGAAACTAACTCCTGAAGAAGCTAAGGCATTTGGCTTAGAGGGTAAGTCAAACTACATGCACCCTGATGTACTGAAGTCATTTAAACAGGCTGAAGAGATATTCACCGATCAAGGAATGAACAAATTAGTTGACCATCTTGTATCTGCTACGAATGTATGGAGACAGTTTGTAACTTCCTATGTTCCTGTCCATTATCTAAACAACTTCATTGGTAACGTAGCGAATAACGTTATGGCGGGAATCAAACCTAAGTCATATACGGATGCTTTCAGTCTCATTCGTAAATTCGGTAGCGGTAAACTTGAGGGAACAGATGAGAAGATATTTAATGAAGCTGCTCAACGTGGAGTCCTAAATGGTTTCTCGGCTGACTTCTTACCGAAGAGAGAAGCTACGAACATCATAGATAAGTTCAATGAGAAGTTCATCATGAATAATGGATATGCGAAATTCATTTCCAAACATGGGGAAAACAGTGATGATCTCACTCGTTTGGCTCACTTCGTAGATGTTTACAAGAAAACAGGTAGCTTTGAGAAGGCCGGAGAGTCAGTTCGGAAATACCTATTCAACTACAATGAGATTACAAAAGCTGACCGATTGGCTAAGGTTCCGTTCCCATTCTGGAACTGGATGAAGCGAAACATTCCGCTACAACTCAAAGGATTGATGAGTAATCCGAAGTATGCTGCTGCTTACCATAAAGTGATTACAGACCTACAGGGTGATGACTCGGAAAACCTACCTGAATTCATGCGGAATACAGGACTTAGACTTCCATTTACAAATCAATACGTTGACCCTAGATTACCGATTCAGGACTTAGGTTCTCTTGGAAATCTAACACCTATGGATGGAATTAAATTCTTAGGTGGTAGCTTGAATCCATTCATGAAGGTTCCTATGGAGTATTGGGCAAATAAACAATTCTACAATGGTAAACCGATTGATTACAACTATGCGAAAACAGGAGATTACGATAATCAAAAATTAGCAAGCTATTTGGCGAATCAAACAGGTATTTTCGGGAAGTTGTCGAAACCTATGTTCAATGAGGATGTTACAATTACGGATGCCTTGAGAAGTTTGTTCTTGCCTAACACCTATTCCCCTCAACAGTAGGGGAATGGGAATCTAGGAGGTATTGAAATGGCGAACGTTGACCAAGAAATTGTAGACCTAAAAATTCGAGTGAGTGTATTGGAGAACGATATGGCTGATGTTAAAGAGAACATTAAAGATATTCGTGAAGATACTCGTTGGGTTCGTAGGATGATTACAGGTGCAGTTGTTACAGCAGGAGTTAGTGGTATGATTGCCATTATAGTGTTTTTAATACAAAAAGGATTGTAATTGTTGTATACTAGAGATAAAGGGAGAGTGAATACAAATGACTATGACCTTAGATTCGTTGTTAGAAAAAGCAAATCGTAAATTGAATGACCCTGGAATGAACAAAGAAACTGCTGACAAGACTCGTCAAGTAATTGAAGAAATGTACAAACTAGGAATCTATGTTGGAATTGGTAATCCTGCTTTCCGTTCATTTGCGGAACAAAATGCTCTGTATGCTCAAGGTCGAACTACTCCTGGTAAGAAAGTGACGAACGCAAAAGGTGGACAATCTAACCACAACTACGGAGTAGCGGTAGACTTATTCCAATATACTGAAGATGGTTCGGATGCCATTTGGGATGAGACAACTGATGGTTTTAAAAAGATCGTAGCTGCTATGAAAGCTAAGGGTTTCAAATGGGGTGGAGATTGGAGAGGATTCAAAGACTATCCTCACTTTGAACTTTACAATGTAGTAGATGGTGAGAAAATCAAACCTTACAATGGTGATTCCACTTCCGTAGTTTCTCAACCTAAGACTTATTTGGAAAAAGGTGATAGCGGGGATGCTGTCAAAGAACTTCAGTCCTTGTTGAATCAAGTTGGTTACAACGTAGGTGAAGTGGATGGGGAATTCGGTGATAAGACGGATGCTCAGGTTCGCAAATTCCAATCTGACAAGGGGTTAGTGGTTGATGGATTAGCCGGAACCGCTACAATCTCAGCACTTAAAAGTTCAATTCCTAGTCCAATCATCGGTGTAGTTCGAGTAAAGGTTCCTGTCTTGAATATTCGCTCAGATGCCGGAACTCAATTCGATGTGATTAAGAAAGCTAAAGAAGATGAAAAATACAACGTTGTTGCTAACTTGGGTAACGGTTGGCATCAAGTCCTCATAGATGATAAAGGAAATAAAGGTTGGATGTATTCCAACGATACTGAAGGTAAGGATTACTTAGAACTATTACGATAGGAGGAGTTTAAAATGGCTAGAGAATTAACAGATAAAAGTTATGGTTCAAGAACAGAAGCTATAGGGTTTCAAAAAGCAAGTGCGGTTACTCCGAATGATTCAACTGATTTATCAGGTGGAGTTACTAGAGGATTGTATATCGGTGCAGCGGGTAACGTAGCTGTTCTAATGGCAGATGGGAGCGCCGTAACATTAACAGCATTAGCGGTTGGAGTTACTCACCCTATCGCAGTTTCAAGAGTGAAGTCAACTGGAACAACTGCAACATCCATCTTAGCTTTATACTAATGGGAGGTGTCTAAATGGTTAAAGTTATTTCAACAAATGATGTCTCCTTAACCGAATTAGCAGATATGAGAACGTATGGTGGAGAGGTTTTAGCTGCTAGGGGTTCCAATGGTTCCCTTAGTGGTCGCCTTAGTGGAATTGACGACACAATTGGGATTGTGCAGCAAGATTTAGCAACGACTACAAAATATCCTATTTTAGGAACCGAAGGGAATAAAGTGGTCAATAAAAGTTACCCTTACGGAGATATCAGGAGATATGGAGCAGTTGGAGACGGTACAACTGATTGCACAACATTTATCCAAAATGCCATTGATTGTAATAAGAAAATCTATGTGCCAAGTGGAGTGTATAAAATAACTTCTCCGCTATTTTTATACCAAAATCAAGAATTCTACGGAGATGGTGAGACTTCTAAAATCACAAATACTACTGCAACAGGTGCGAATAGAATGGTTCTTGTTGCTGGTGTTTATGGTGATACTTATCATTCCAACTCCTGTAAAGAAGCACCTTATTACGCAGTTACATCGTTTGCAAAAGGTTCAAGAGATGTAACTATTGCAACATCTAACGTAAGTAAATTTAACGTTGGTGACATCGTACTCGTCCGAAGTGTCGAGCAAGGAGATCACAATCCTCTGTATCAGCAGATTGACGAAGTACGTTCTATCAATAGTTCTACAGGTGTTATAACACTTAAATACGGAATTTTACTTGATGGTTTTGTAAGTGGTCAAACCAATATTGCCAACCTTACTATTTTTGACAATATGTTTAGTGCTGCGACATATGGAATTAATAAGACTGTTTATGTGGGCAGGAATTTATATGTTCATGATTTGTTTTTAGAGCAAGCGGTGGACAGTGCTTCTTCTGGCTGGTACGTACTTTTCACTTCATGTTATGAAAGTTTATTCGAAAATATTAAGTTTTATGGTTCTACGCCTGTAGGAAGTAACCTGTCTGCATTTACTAAATTCAGAAATTGCTATGGAAATTATCACGGTGGAACATCTGATAACTGCGAATTTCAATATATGAACGTTATGGAAAATTTGAGATATTTTCGTGTTGGAAGTTTAGTTAACAGTGATGTAGGATTTACGTTTAATAATGGAGCATTCAATACTTTAAGAAATTCCACTCTTCATTTTGGAGGAACAGGAAGTTCAGTTACTTCCGTTGATGCTTTATACACTACGATTGAAAACTGCACTTTAATTGACGGAAACAGAAGTGGAGCAGGTTCAATAATGGGTTGCACCAGAGGAACAATGTCGGTTAAGAGTAACACGATTATTTGTCACGACAATTCCCCCGCTCTCTCTATTTACGGAACAAAAAATATCGTTACTAATAACAATATTTTTAATTGCAATAGAATTCCAATCCAAAAAGATAGTTCAACTTATTATGAAGATAACACTATAAACGGAAATTCTTTTAATTATTACGATGTAATGGATGCTGAATTAGGTTCTCTTAGGATCAAGGGGAATCACGATTTTTCGGGCAGTGAACAATTTGACCAAGGATGTGCGTTTTTCACGATTGCATCCGATACAAACTCAACTATTTATTCTAACTCCCGTGTAAGATTCCCTGTCTCAGGGAAGAAAACGTTGACAGTGTGCTTAACTTTACCTGTTGTAGCCAATAATTTCACGGTACGAATCAACGGTACTGATACAATGACATTTTCATATACTCCAACTGCTAGTGAAACCGTTGAACTTGCAATATCTCTTGTGGCAAACACTTCAAACATGAGGGTATTTGCAAAAATGTCGAACGGAAAAGTATTCAAGTATGCAACGGTATCAATTGGAGCTTTAACAAATCGTTATTTTACATTTGATTTAGTTGGTTATGCTGGCGTTGCTAATACAATTACGCGAAATTATTACGTGTTAGAGTAAAGGTAAAATACAACAGAATACGGCTTTGGAGGGATAATATGAACTATAGATCAAAGGAATGGTTTATCCTATTAGTGTCATTAGCGGGTTCCATCAAGGTCATCTCCGCTTCACTAGGGTATCCCTTATCGGATGAGGAATTAGATGCTTACCTGAATGTAATTGGTTTTATTGTGACAGTAGGTGGTATTATTTATAAGACAACCTCATATAATAAATTAAAAGATTCATTGACAAAAAAGAAGCAGCCATGAGGCTGCTTTTCTAATTCTCAAATGGTGGGACAAATCACCATCGGAAGGAGAAGCCTACTAACCTCTCCTGATAAATAAGATATAGTAAGAATATTATAGCATGTCTGTTAAACATTGTCAGCCCATCTAGCTAAGTTTCCTCTGTAGTCCTTCGTTAAAGTTACGATCTTAGCGAACCATTGACCCTTAGCAGCTTCTTTATACTTAGGGAATCCACTCTTATGAAGAGGTATATCCGTTTGTTTTTGGTGACCTATCATTATAACCGTACATGAATCATGACAACGTGTGAGTATCTTACGAATTTCATGCTCCGTCATATTTTGTACTTCTTCTAAGATAACAACTGCATCTTTGAAGTTACAACCTCTAAGGAACGTATGTGGAACAGGATAAACCCAAGCATGAGGTCTAAATTCTTTTTTAGTGAATATGACTTTTTCGGGAGTTTCCCCTATTTCCTCTAAGGCATCGTACAGTGGAGAAAGATACTTTTCGACCTTTTCCTCAACGTCACCAGGAGTGAAACCTAATTCCTTCTCTTGAACAGGAGCGAATACATAATATAATTTCTTCTGAAGAATCTTAGCACATCCTACTGCTACGGTAGTTTTACCACTACCTGATATGGAATCAGTAATGGTCAAAGTGTGGTCAAATATGCTATCAGCGTATTCCCTCTGTTCTTCACTCAAATTAATCCCGAAAAACATGTTATGTTCAGGAAGTGGCATCGTCATCCTCCTCGTCAATGTCCTCATATTCAACGTAGTCTAGAATCCCTAGTCCGTCTAAGTAATCAAATACAATGGCTGCAATTGCGTTCTCAAGTTCTTTGTCTATGCAGTAGCCGTATTCAGCAATTAATCTCTCGAACATGAATTTACCCATCTTAGCTTCACTAAATTCAACGTATCGAATGTTATCCTCATCCATTGTATTGTCCTCCTCACCACATAGAATGTTGTTTCCCGTATTCCTTCTTCAAGAAGTCCTCAAGTAACATTTCTCCAACCTCGTCCAAATTTCCTTCTTGGTTCGCCTTGTACTGTAAATCAGCTAACATATTGAACATTTGACCAAGTGTAACCTTTTTCTTCCCTAGCTTTCTACGAACCTCACTCCACTCAATCGCAGGAACCCCACAACATTCATAGAAAGCATCCCATAGTTCGTTATCATGGAAACGACATAGTTCCCATAGACCTTGAACAACTTTTTTCGTATTCCCTTGCGCTCCTACTTGCCAAATACGTTGAGGGAAAATGGATGCCCCCAATGTTAAGAAGTTCCACTGATATACGAATGTATTCAACTTAGCTGCTACAGGCATGGCACTACGGGCAACCTGTGGTGTTTCACCTGTTTCAAGAAGAACTTCATAGCGATTGAATGACTCATCGACCATTTGTTTTACTCGCCATTCATCCTTCATTTTGTCGCTAGGGTAGGTAACATCATCACTTGTGTTTGCCCTATTTCCTCCTGACACTCTAAGGTCAGCAGTCATATATACAATCAAATGGTCATAGACTTCTTTGCTAACTCCATGAAACTCGAACTCCACATGTTCACCTCTGAAAATCGCAGGAACGTGTCCCATTCTAAGTATATTAAGTGGTCTTCGTATGTTGTTTACATCCGGTTTAGCCAAATAACGAGCAGCATTACGAGCCAAGTTTAAACGTTCAGGGTCACTATAACGAGTGACCCGAATTTCAAATGTATCCCCTACGTAAGTCAATAATCCATCCTTAGTTGTAATCATTAATATCCCCTCCATCGTAGTTCATGATTTGCTACTTTTAATTCTTTTTCCAAACGAATGACTTCCTTAGTTTGATATTGGAGAGCATCTATGAGTTCCATAATCATCTCATTCTTCCAATCGTAGGAGTTCACATCTACATCATCTAAGGAAATACCGTATTCAGCTAATCCCTTAGCGTTTTGCTGATCTAATAACTTATTAATACGATCTTTAATTGTCATTTTTCCACTCCTTATTGTATCTATGAAAGAATATACCATGTCTAATGCTGTCCCGCATGTGCATATTTGTGAGTTCACCTTGACAGTAGTATTTATTTCCTCGTTTCTCGAATACACCTTCTTTAACTAAGATGGGGTCTGCAACTCTTGTTTTCTGACTAGGTGATTGGAGTACAAATTTTATCTTCATGTCATACGCAATCATCATAATGTATCCCACCAATTGAGCAGTACCTAAGTCACTGCCCGACTGTTGCTTAGCTTTGTGACCGAATAAATCGTATGACTCACAAACTATTATATCAGGAAACTCAGTTTCAATTAAATCACGATGATACGAAAAGTATTCTTGCTTACTATCCGCATGTCTAGCCAATATATCACTGAATAATTGTAGTTCACCATTTTCAAACAGGGCAAAACCTGTCGTACCGTACCCTTCCTTTTCACCATAGTTTCCACTAGGGATCGAAGACTAATGTCTTCATACGACCACTTCCTTTAGTCTATTTTCATTAAGTATAGCATACTTAATATTCCATAACAAGATAAATTATACAGGGACTAGATATATTTTCTAAGCGATTTGCATATCATGTATTAGATAGAGGAGGTTATGTCATGGTTATCAAGATTCAAGGTATTCCAGTGCAGAATGTAGTCGTAGAAAAGAAAGAAGATGTAAAACCACTACAGGTTGCACTTACAGTTACTAAGATATTAGCACTTAGTATGTTGCTTGAACTCGTATTTTCCATGTTTGGTGGTGCAAATCTGTACGTATACGTATTCAAGGGGGTATATATGTGTTTATTACGCCTATTCTCGGTGCAGTTCTGACAGTCGGTTCACTTGCTACGATGGGATACAGGCAACTCAAAGCGTATTTCACTCCACCACCCGAACCTGATTACTTCTTAGATGATTTCCGTAGGAGCCTACAGACTCATAAGATCATAGATGAAACTACATTCGTGGAACTCACTAAGTACGATAAAACTGACTACGGATTCCATCTCAAACTCAGACTACCGCAAGGAATCACCATAGCTTCTTTCAAAAAAGTGATTCCGGCTATCGAGCAAGACCTATGGTGTAAGATTAAATTCAAACATATCTTTGGGAGGGATTGTGAAATGCACATCGGTAAAAAAGACCTCAATGAGAAAATATCCTTTTCCCCTAGCATGATAACGGACGGACTAAAGGTTCCACTCATGTCTCACTTCGGACTCATCCACTTCGACCTCTATGATGAAGCAAGTTGGCATCTCCTAGTGGGAGGAGCAGCACGAACAGGCAAGACCGTATTCCTTAGACTCCTGCTATCCTCCATCATGGAAGGGATGAAAGGAAAACTACAGGTACACCTTAGCACCACGAAAGCATCCGACTTCTACATGTTCCCGAATATCAACCTCACTGATGATGTAAATGAAACCATCCAAATGTTAAATGACATTCTCATAGAAGCTAAACGGAGAAAAGACCTTCTGAAAGAGAAGGGAAACGTTATCGACCTCAAACACTTCAGAGAAGTTTATCCCGATGAACCAATGGAACCAATCATTCTCATCATAGATGAATACGCTCGACTTGCTGACATTGAAGAAATACAGGAAGTCGTTATGGAACTCATTGAAACCTATAGCTACGTAGATGTTCATATCATCTTAGCTACACAAAGGCCGGATGCAACTACCGTCCTCAAACCAAGAATCAAGGCCAACATCATAGCACGTATGGGACTTACGACTGCTGATGAAAACAATAGTAAACTCATCATAGGTTCAGAGGACTGCGCTTACCTCGGAGGAATCAAAGGGAGAGCCATCCTCTTAGATGGAATCATGGAAACAGTCCAGGTTCCGTACATTAATCCAAAACAATGTGAAGAAATCGCTAGGAGGTTCAAGAAATATGGCACTCAGTTGGAGAGACAAATTGATAATCAGATTACTACGGGAATTCAAAGTCTTGAGTCGCAATCAATTAGCAATCATGACTTGCTCGGACGTAGCACGACCTACAATGACGGTGAATCGAGTCCTGAAAAGATTGGCTAGGGATACTCATATCACCGCAATTCCACAACCAAGAGAAAATCAATACATCTACATGCCAAATCCTACCCTCATTCACCCTAGAAGTACACACATTGAACACTGGATGGCGATAGCCGACTTCTACATTCACGCAAAATACCCTCAAACATTTGTCATCGAACCTTCTCTCAATGGACATTCATATCGACCTGATATTTATTATAAGGATGAAAAGGGTAAATCATACATCGTTGAGATACAACGCTCCCGTATCTCAAACAAAGATATGCAGCAGAAGGTGAATAACTTCGTAGACTCCTATTTCAAGAGAGCGCACGATGCTACGACTTTCACCTTAGTTACCGATATGAATTTCAAACTAACCATTCATGAAGGATTCACCTTAGAAACCATTAGTTTTTCCCAATTAAAAGAGGTTAGCGCTTATGCGTAACCTCTTTTTTACTCAATTCGGAATCTATAGAAAAGTCTTTGGTGCATTGATACCACCGTTTAGATTTTTTGAATTTCCCTCTTTTAGTCGATCAATCTTGTTTTTAACTTCTGTTCTCTTTCTGAAAGGATAGGCAGTTAATTTATCGTAATCTTCATCTGTTATTTTTCCTTGTTGCACTAATGAGAAAGCACAATCCATAAGTTTGTTTATCTCTGCTAATTCAATTTCGAGTCTTTCTAATTTCAAGTCCATACTCATAGCCTCCTACGCAATCGGATTCTGTTTTAATCTTCTTTTTTAATTGGTTCTTTAATAAAACAAGGTTCTTTCGGTTCTTCTGTTTCTTTATCGTAGCAACCCGCATCCCAATTCAATTTGACAAAAATATAGCAATCAGAACATTTACCCATTACTTCACCACCAAATCGGATTTCAGTTAAACAATGAATCGTGTAATGATTTTAGCTGGCTCAAACTCATAACATCGATGGTATTGTGTAACTTTTGCCGTAATTCTTTAGTTTCTTTCTCGTAAATAACATTTTGATGATAGTCTTCTTTAGACAACCACAGACGATATGATCGACCATCTGGAATTGAATATTTAACTTGATGTGTCTTTTGCTCAACTTTATAACGTACTTTTGATTGTTCATTATGACATATATAGGCACTTGTTTTGTTCGCTTCCAATACAATCATTTCGCAAGGTTCATCTTCGTAACGAACGTCACACCCATGTCTGTGTGTTGTTTCTAACCATACCTTTTGACCTACTTGTAAAGGTGTTTTGTTAGGCATTTTAAATCCCCTTTCTGTTACATAGTTTTATTCAATTACGACAAAATCAAGTATTTATCGTATGTTTCCTTTACGAATGGTGAGTCCTTGTTCTTTACGCCATATTCTAAGTGTCACCATATTTGTATCCCATAACTCACATATCTCAGCGTTATTATATGTCTTACATAACTCCTGGTATTCTTCAATCGTTCTACCTAATAACTTACGTGGTTTTGTTTTCAATGTCGAGCGAGCATCTATGACTTGGATATTGTGTTCATCAATGTACTGATTAAGAGTATTGCGACTCATCCGAAGTATCCTAGAGATTTCAGTACGACCTTTTCCCAACGTAGCTAATTGCGTGATAGCTTCTACAATCATATTTGATAATTCACCAATGGGAACATAACCATACTTATGAATTTGATCGTAGTCATACATTAGCAATCACCTTTCCTCCGTTAAATTTCTTTGCTCGACTCTTAGCTGTTTCAATGTACCAATTACGGTCTAAGTATTCCGGTATACCTTTTTCTTTTATGTCTGAATTATCTATGAAGCATTTCTCAGGAGTATTCCCAACCTTAGCGGGTTTCCCGTTCACATGAACCTTAGTGATTCCTCCATCTTCCTCACGATTGGAAGCAAATACTCTAAGAACTTTCTCTTGCACTTTGTTTTCACCATGTAGCGCATATTGATACTTCCTAGATACTTTTACAACCTTTTGGAAATCAACTAAGGAATTGGATTCATTGATTGTTGTTTCAATCGGTATACCTTTTACAAAATAATCAACAATGGCCTTATTCACAATCGGAAGATCGTTGTCTAGGTTACTTAGTTTCTTCACATAAGCACCCTTAGTTTTCCATCTCGGCTTACCCTTCTTGTCGTACAATTCACCTTCAGGAACGAAAATGTAATTGTTAACGTCACCCTGATACACTTTTGAGAAAAACTCAAATTCTAATTCCATGTGTACTCGTTTTTCCCATTCAGCAGCTACGGATTTGATAACTTCAAAGTCCTCCATTTTTTCAATCTTCACCATAACCCCATCCGTATTACTTTGAATCACCTGGCAATGAGGTTCTAAGTGTTCAATCAAATCCAGTAGAAGCAATTGTCCGGCCACACATACATTATTAGCCATGAGTGGGTCATAGAGATTGTTGTACTTATCTTTCATGGCTCCGTAGGTTGCATTTAATACGATCTTATAAGGTTTCTCCCTAGGGTCATCTTTACTTTTCAAATCCAATCGCATATCACGAATTCTACGGTATTTCTCAGAACTCAATACGTTCCGACTTAGATAGTTGTATTCAATCATAAGAGCCGGATAGTAGGATTTTACATCCATGTTGACGTAGATTCCTTCACCTTTGTAGTTTGGTATTGCTCCATGTATTCCTCCCCATGCAAACACATGAGGAACGCCCGCAACATCTATGATGAGTTTCTTTTCGTAATCCATGTTGTCTTTATTCTTATACCAATCTACGATGTGTTTGTATTTTTCAACTCGTAGAGTCGTAGGAATGGAAATGTCAAACTCATCACTACGGTATGATTTGATTGCTCCTAAGATCATAGCCGATAGTTGAGCCTTTGTTTTACTGAAGTGTTTGGCCGGAAGATTGAACTCCTTAATCAAATCAATTTGTGAAGTAAAATCATCTTTTCTACCTTGAAACACCCACATTGTTTGATTAACGTCATGATTACAGTATTCAAACATTTCCTCTAATTCTTCAGGAGTTAGTTTTCTATCTATGTCGAAGGGGATTGAAGTCTCTTGAATACTACTACCCATAAATGCTTCAAGTTGCTTCAAACCGTGCATTGTGGTCATTAAATCGAAGTTGAATAACTGGATTTGTTGGAACTTATCGGAATAAGACCAACCTCCCATGTCCTTCTCGATGATGTATTGTGAAACATCATATGGATTGAATCCACAAATAATTGACTTGACGATGTAAACATCATAAAATCTGGAATTGAAACCTACCCAAATGTCATTCTTGTGTTTCTCATATAGTTCGATCAACTTATCTCTGTCATTGATGATCTTGTGAGTGGTTCTTGTTTCAGTATCCTTTATACAAAACATCCAATCAAACTTCGTAACCTCTGCATCATAGAACAACATACGTATCATTCTCCCCTTATCTCTATTTAGGTGTGTTAAATGCTTTCTCACTCATCCCTTTTGGGTCTTTGCGTTCATAGTGCTTTTTGTATACAGCTAATGCCTTGCGGAACCGTCCAGTTGATATTAACGAGTCACCATTAATACGAACAAGATACAATTTCACCATCTGATTGATGATGGTTCCAAAGTCCTCATGTGACAATCCTGATATGATTTGCAGGTTCCTCATACTACAATATCCTTGATGTTCTAAGGAATATATGATTAAATCTCCCGCACTCGCTAACTTAGCAAAGTGAGCATTGACTTCATCATTCGTATTATTCATGAGTTTTTCTTGCTCAACATAGGCCGGAAGTCTGAACACATCGTTGTCGTAGCATTTTTCAATAAATTGAACTGCCCAATCTACGTGTTCTTTCTTTACGAATACATTTTCACCTGTTCCATCATGACTGAAGCACATAGCAGCTACAGAAACGGCTATACGAGCCAACTTCTGCGCTCCTACGTTCCCCAGGATGTGTAAGTCACTTCCATCATAGAACTTGTTGTTTATTCGGATGTTTTCTTTCTCGATATACCAAGCTATGAGATGGTCAAACTTGATGTTGTGAGCCTTACGAGTCCACGCCCAACGTATCAAGTTACGATGTGACTCACTAATTCCACCCACATATGCTTCTAAGTCCTCACCGTTTTCACCAAACTGACTGACATATCCCATAGACGGTAGCGTAATGATGAAGTCAAAACGTCTAATGTCCTCATTGGAGCCAACTAACTCCCTGGTAATGTCAACTCCATTCGTGTAGTCCGTCATGTTCCGAGACTTCCCGCTTTTCATAACTGCCGGATTGGAAATCCATAGCAATCGAGTCTTGGCCTGCGCTCGTCCTTCTGCAATCTTAGTGATTTCAGCAATCCGTTCACTACGAACGAATGTCATTTGCTTGATAACTTCACGATTCAAGCCGGATAATTCATCTAAGATCAACATTCCACCATTGTTTCGTGGGATAGCACCCCATTTGATATTCCACTTCTTTCCGTTCTGCTGCTCTGCTCCACCAACTAATCCGGCAAAAGTATCACCTTTCACACCTTTGAAGTTACCCATCCCGTAGTATTTCTGCATGAATCTTGAAACGGATGACTTAGCGGTATTCGGAGCACCTATGATGAGTCCTTCAGGATGACCTTTGATGATTTCCTTACCGAACTTGAAGTCCAATACGCTATGATACACAAGGTCAGTAGCCATGATAGTCATTTCATGCGCTTGATTCCCGATTAACTCCTTGATGTGTTCCACCCTAGCGCTCACAGCTTCATTCGGATGACCTTGAAATTGCTTTAAATCCTCCATGATCTCATCCGTCACTTCAAAGGTATTCAGACTGTTATCGGAGTTTTCAAAGTGGTCTATGATGAGGTTCATCGTTGAATCATTGAAATGTGTATACCGTTTGAAGAATATCCGATAGCGACCACCATTGGCCATGACCATTTTTTCCTCATTCTCTAATACGTAGGCAAAGGCTATTGCATCTTTATACCCTAGTAGTTCGCTTTCCGACTCAACATCTGGATTCAAGTATACTTTCTGTACCTTTTTCTCACTAATGATGTTGAAGATGGAGAAGAAACTTTCAGGACACTTTTTCGGTACTTGGAAGATACGATTCTTGATGTAGGAATTCATCTTATCCTCATTGTGGTCTGATAGTGGAATCACATGCTGTAGTTCCTTTTCGTTCAAATCCCATAGCTGACTCTCACCGTCTCGAAAACTACAGTTATGGCAAGGAGACAATCCTTTTTCATCAAGTACCGCATTTCCACATTGACCCTCTATGATAGATGGAATCCCTAGTGGAATCATTTCCGGCATCCCGATCATCAATACCCGACTTGATAACCTCCGACCACGATATTCTCCATCATGTACGTCCCATAAATCAACTAAGGGAAATTCTCGATTCTTCACTTGTTTTAACATCTCATCGGTAAATGGATATGCTATATCTAGTACCTTTTTCTGTAGTTCTTCAGCCGACCCATTATGTTTGATAAAGTAGTCAGTTATGTCTTTATCATCCTTCTCACCTGTAAGACCAACGTTCCGAAGATCAGCTATGAACACATCGGCTCCGGCTTCCTTCAGGTAGAAAGCGATTTTCATAGATGCGCTGTCTCCTGCTGCATCACAATCATATAAGACTATGACTTTCTTTCCGGAAAAAAACTTCAGCAGCATCTTAGGTATCGAGCCTTCACCTAATGTAGATGTAAGTGCGTTGAAACCATGTTTCCGCATGAGGAGCGTATCATTTTCTCCTGCATTGAAGATTGTTACCTCTGATTCTGTTTCTTTCCAGTGGTCGAATGGGTAAAGCATCGTAGTGGAGCCCGCACGACCTTTGATCTTAGGTTCATTCTTTTCTTTGTCGGGATTAATGTTGTATGTACGCACATCTACGCAAATTCCATGCACGTATATCGGATACGCTATCCCATCTCCTACATATCCTAACCCGTATGTTTCAATTACATCTGTAGTAATCCCCCGATTACTTAGATATTGCATCAATTCCGTATTCCCTAAGAGGTTTTTCGTAGCTGTTTTCCAATCTTCTCTACTTTCCCAAGATAAACTACGCATAAACTTAACCGCATCATCATAAGTTATACCATAGTATTCTCGGACGAACCCTAACTCACCCATACCACCGTTGTTGAAACGACCTTCAGCCTGACAGGTAAAGCATTTAAAAAGTCCGTTCTCGATGTTGATAAAAGCACTTGGTCTTTCTTCCAAACCTCCTTTATCATGTGGGAATGGACAACGTACTTGAATCTCACCTTTGTAGTTTGGGGATTGTATATTCTCTCTCTGTGAAAAAAAGTGGTATAAAAATTTTCCCTTCATGGCTTTCTCTCCCCTTAGATTCCTTGCAAAACACCACCGACCATTATCGGTAGCATTTGGCAAGGAACCAACATAGTTGGTTCCTCTTTGTTTAAAAAGCATATCTCCATTTATCACACTTTGGAGTTTTAGGTGATAATTTTAATTCATGTGTTTTGCAGAAAGTATTCGACATATCGAAGTATTTGCAACTAGCGCATACATTCGGAAAATGATCTATACTTTTCTCAAATCTTTCTGCATCAAAAGGGTAACACATCGTCACTGATTTCGATTGGTTTTCCACCGTTTAGTTCACCGTCACCTTGCTCGATAACCATTTCAACACCAGGCTTCATAGTTGGTTTGTATTCCTGCACATTGTTTTGCTTGTTACCTTGCCATTCACGTTGACCTACTTTAATGCGAACAGGTTGGAATTGTAGTACATTGATTAATTCCTGCGCTGTTTCAAACTCGATACCATCCGGTGAACCAACTACTTTTAACACCTGATTCACTTTCCACACCATTTTTTCAGTCAATACTAGGTTGTCGAACAACTGGCGTTTCTTACCTTGCTGCTCATAGTCATCACGAATGATTAATGTTAAAGCGATCATCTCACTACCTGTAGATGCTGTTTTGTGTTCTGCTTTTTTAATGATAGCTTCATATTCTCCTACTGGAAGTACGCCAAACGGATTGTCAGAGTCACCATGATTAGATTTGAAAAATGCCATTATAAATTCCTCCTTTGGGTTATGTACGATAGGCGAGTCTCACGCCTATCGCATGTTTTTATCATACTTAATATTCAGTATTCAGTCAACTAAAAGTTTTTATTTTATGCTTCTGTCTTCTTAGTAGCTGTGAAATGGAAGATACTATAGAAATCTACATTAAATGACTCTCCACAATTTTCACAATCCATATTAAATTCCCCACTCATATCTCCAACTTCAATGTAATCATCATAGTTACTGTGCATATGTTCACAATGAGGACATTCAATTAAATCATGTGTTGTTTTACTCATATTATCCCTCCACCTTAACAGGTTCTAATTTTTCTTGTTCAATCATGATATTGACTACTTCTAACGCACGTTTCATTTGCGCATGATTGAATTCCTCAACAGGTGTATTCCGTAGTTTGAAAGAGAATTCATCTAACTTCTTACCAACAGGATCACCATAGATTTCAAACAATGATCTAAGTGCAGCTAAGTATCCTTGTCGCTCTGCTTCTTCACGACCTTTCACATCTACACCTAATTCCAACCATTCGTACAACTTCTCCCCAACTTCAGGAGTGATCTTGAAGCGTTGACCTTCAAATAGGCCGGAGTTATCCTTCGTTGCTTCTGCTACGTGAGACATATCAATACTAAGGTTAATCATGAATTCATATTCCATGTCATCCTTCTGAACAGGTTTCAAGCCTACTTTACGAGGAACCGCTTTTCCTTGCTCATTTGTTTCTACTACGTATTCTTGTTTCGTCCGTAGTGTGCTGATGATGTGGACGTTGTTTGCAGTCAAGTGACGAACTAAGGTACTTGTTTCAGGAGCCAACTTACCCCAGTTTTGAAAGCTATTGCCGGACATTTGACCATGCTGTTCCAGGATACCACCTTCACCTGCCCAGGCATGTGACAGAGAGTCGATGATAACAACCTCTACGCCTTCTTTTTTCAGTGATTGAATGGCACGATTGTAGGCATCTACGGTGAATGGTGCTTTTACACCTTCCCACCAAAACTCTCCAACCTTGAAGTCTCCAAACTCACGATCAACATATACCTTAGAGCGTTCATGCTCCGTATCAACTACGCCAATTTTACCCCATACATCGAATTCATCCAGTTCAGGATATGCTTTACTCATCATACCATAGGCAGTCATCAAAGCACCTAATGTTTTTCCTGCTCCTGATGGTGCAATTAATCCCATAACCAATTTTAATTTCTCACGTTTTGCTCTTTGTGCCATTTTAAAACTCCCCCTTAATATCAATTTCTTTTAGAATTTCAGCTTTAATATCAATGTTTGTAGCTTCTGATCCTGAATCCAAAACACATTCAATAATTTGAACTTTTTCATCAAAAGATAGTTCTTCTTCAACAACGTCCGCATTAATATCTAAGATCACAATAAATCTCATCGATTTTCCCTCCCATGATATGGATAATATTCTTCTTCCAGAAATCGAATCAACTCTAAAACAGGAACCTTATGAACCATTCCTCCCGATGAAGAATCAACAATGTCAATCTCGTCATCCTTCGCCATAATACCATTGTGCCAAATATGAAAACCTTTACCGTCCCAAGTATGCGCCATCATTCCACATCCTTTAGTTTGACTTCAAATTTATCCTCTCGGTCTCGAACCTCAACACCTCGAACGACTTCACCGTTTGCATCGACTAACTTACCATCGACTATGGAGCAGGAATCCTTTAGTGCTTTCCAATCCACTTCCTCTTTCACCTTGATGAATCCATTTTCCTTAGCATATCGCATGAGGAGTTCATCATCTTTCACATATTCCGGCTGCTGTGACTTAAAAGCTATGCTACCATAGGGAAGTTTTAATGACTTCTTAGGTGTTCGACCTCTCATGATTTGCTGTTCTATCTGCCTTTGCATGTATGACTGTAACGAAACTGTGTAAAATATTACCCTGTTGTGAAGTCCGACAGTTTCTTTTTCTTCCCATGCTTCAATTTTCTCGATTTGCTCATTTAGCTTTTTAATCTGTACTGCTGCTACGTCAATGACTTCCTTGATCTTACCCTCAAAATACTGGATTCTTCTCTGCGCTTCAGTAGCTTCTTCTAAGGTAGTGATTTCACCTGGACTTACTGGAAACTCTTCCTCCATAATGGCCTTTAGTTCATCAATATTCATTCTCTCATCTCCCTTTGCTTCTTGTATTTAATATAACATACTTAGTATTAAGTATTCAATACCCTGAAAGAAAATTTTTTGAGGAATTTCTTCCTCAGTGGATAATACTTAGCCAAAAACTACCGATTACACCACAACCCCCAATAATGGCCATTAGTGGAACAAACCATTCGTAAAAACCATCTTTAGGAATGTATTTTTCTTCATCCTTCATCATAACAACCTCCTTAAAGTTTCAGCGTTACCATTTCGGATAACATCTGTAAGTGATTTTTTCTGTTTTAATATATCATTTATGCGCTCATCCACTGTATTATGACACTCAAACGTGATTATATGGGATTTGTGTATTTTATCCTTAGTTGTTGGAATGATACGATCTTGAGATTGCTCAAAATCTGTGTAGTTGAATGGTAAATCAGTATACCAAATCTGTTCCCCTCGGTCTAAAGTAAAACCCGTTCCCGCACTAATGATATGACATAGTAGTACATCAATTTTTCCCTGCTGAAACTTGGTGACAGTAGATTGTTTTTCATGTGCTGACATTTCACCATGTATAAAACCAATCTCTTTTCCTTTGATTTCTTTACCTAATAACTTCAGATAGGAAGTAAACATGCTCATTATGATAATAGGTTCGTTTGTGTTTTCAAGTTCTTCTAGGATAGTTTCAGTCTTTTCGCCTTTTACATCAAAACCTAATAATCTAGGGTCTAACAAAAGCTGCCTGGAACGTGTTAACTGCGCTAATACGGATGGAGTGTCTACAATATGACCTGTTTCCTCGTCTACAGCTACGAATGATTCCACCATTTGTTTGTATAATTTCTCTTGCTTAGTGGACATTTCAATAGATATTGTTTGGAATGTTTTCTCTGGCAACCAACCCATTACTTCAGATCGTTTACGTTGTACACTCACTAAGGATATTAGTTCTTCAAGTTCCTTTTTTCGGTGTCCTTTGACTTCACCTAAAGACTTCCCTCCCCAATAATCATCGTTCACTTCAAAATAACGATTTACAAAATTCCAGTATGATGCAAACTTTTTAGGATATAGGAAGTGCAAAAGGCCATATATTTCAGAATCATGTGAAGTCGTAGGGGTTCCGGTTAACGTGTACCTTCTGTTTATTCTTTTTCCCATTTCATACACTGCTACGGATTGTTTAGACTTCATTTTTCTCATATAATGTGCTTCATCAACTACCATAGCGTCAAAATTAATGGGTTTTAGTATTTCTAAGTCATTCTTCAGTGTGTCCTTAGAAATAATGAGTACACTTCTTCCTGCACAACTAATGTATTCATGGAGTATTTTCTCTCTTTGCTTCTTAGTTCCCTTGTATATAAATACTTCCCTAGAGTCCCATGTATTAAATTCTTTAGACCAGTTTATTAGTAGGGAAGCAGGGCACACAAGTAATACAGATAGTGCTTTGATTTCTTTTAACATGATTATTGTTGTTGGACTCTTACCTGTACGTTGTTGATTAAATATTCCTGCTGAAGGTAGTTTCTTCAGATAATTAATGTCTTGATTTTGGTACTCCCTCAGTCGATCATCAATGACTACATCTTCCACCTTAGTTTGTAAAAACTTTATCTTAGCTTGCTGCATACGTTCATATGTAACCATAAACGTTGCATCTCTCTTCAGGTGTGAGAAGTAATCCATTAATTCCCTCATAACATGTGTATTTCTAGGGAATTTCCACGCCTTTTGTTTCTTAGACCACGTACCATTCAAGATTTCCTTTATCGCTTCCTTAGATTCATAAGGAAGAGTCATATATAATGCGTCATCGGTGAGTGCTTTAATCATTTGCGGTATTCCTCTGGAATAACTGCTAGTGCATGATCTAAGTATTTGATTAAGCTGTCTACGAACTTATTTTCCTCAGGATTAGCCTTGTTGTGAATTTCTAAATATACCTCTAGTCTCTTGATGCTTTGTCTTAGTTGTTCTGCTGTCTTTTCAATCGGATGTGATTTTAATTGCATTTGTAATTCTCCTTTCTAGGTTATAAGATAAGCGGAAGGAAGAAAGTCCTTCCTCCATACAAACCAACTATACATAAAAGGGGAAATGTGGAGTGTTTCCGCACTCCGCTTATCTTATAAGGACAGTAGAGGAATACTGGCCGGTGAACCTCTACTGTCTTTGGGATTTAACACTTGAACCTTTGTAAATGAAGAGTACATCTCTATTATAACCATAAAGTATATAATATTCAATACTAAGTTACAGAATTTCATACGCCTTTATCATTTTCTCCGATGGTAGGTCATCTTTTACAGTGTTCAAGAAGGATTCTAGGACGGTTACTCGATCAGCTAAGGCATCTACATAGGTGTTTTGTCTCTGAAGGCGTTCAATCTCTTTTAACAACTTCATTCCAACCTGAAAGATAGGCGTTCCCTGTGCTTGATGAAACATACCTCTAACTCTTAGTAACTCATCCTTTTCCATCATTATCCCTCCTGTATGGTGAATCCGGCCTGACAACGTAGACATACTTTTTGTGCTTCATTAAAAGGTGTTAGGTGTTCAAGTTCACAAGCAGGACAAAACATTTCATCATCATAGTTACCTCGGATAGTTCCCGCATCAAAAGCACCTGTATTTCCTAAAAACCTACCTACATGCAACTCACCTAAGACTCTGCGTTGGTATTTCAGGGCAGGAAGGTATGCTAGTTTAGCAACCTGATTTTCGTCCATTTGACGGAAGAGGTCTACTGCATCCCCTCCGGCTCCCAATGCTTCATAAAATTCCTTTGTTGGAATCCATCTATTGTAGCGTAGGATGTTCCGAATAATTTCAGCTATGGAATCTTTATCCACTTTGGCATCTCTCGGTAGCGCATAGAATTCACGCCAGTCATACATTTTATCATCTGAAGTGTTAACACTCATCAAGTTTTGCTTCTTGAGGACTGCTAAGGGATGAATACTCATACCCAATACCTCGAATAAGGTTGGGTTGAATTCCTTAGCATTGAAACTACCCTCTAACATCCCATGCAATAGTGCTTCAAACGTCATTTCCCCTGTAGCATCCAGTTCACCAGGTAGTAAATCCCAACGTTCTCTACAGGCTGTATCAAAGATGCCAGTAAAAGCCTTTATGATTGTTTTCAATGCTTCAGGATCACTTTCCAATAGTTGTTTCACATGTGGATTGTTTGCCAAATTAACTGTTACAGGTAGTTTTTCCATTAAAAATCCCACTCCCCACTAACTACGACTTCTTTCTTCTCTTCTTCCTTAGTTTCTTCGATAACTTCCTCAATTTCCTCTTCCTGCTCCTCTAGTTGTTCCTCAATTTCTAAAGTTGGGTCAATTAATGACTCAATAGCTACTGCCGGAATCGGGTCTACAGGTGGAGAAGGGAATCCATCGTTGTATAGTTCTGCTTCTGCTTGGTGTAATCGTTTATATGAGCGCATAGCTTCTTCGATACAGAAGCGGAACACATCTGTCTTAGTCTTAAAATTGTATTCATCCATTAAGCTAATGATAAATTCAGCATGCTCCACTTCACTAATACGAATTGTGCTAGGTTGTGTAAGTAGTTTAGACACTCTATCCATCATAGCAGGGTCGGCATACTTTTCTCTAAGGACTGTATTCATACGTTGCTTCGCTTCCTCTGCTGTAATTAACGGGAATACATTCCCACGTTTTGCAATCGCTAGTGGGTAGTTCGGGTGATTTTCTTTATCCCCGCACATATAAGGTGTCGCACAATACGGCTGTAAACCATCTGAAGCATATAAGATAGCATCTTTCTTTTTCTTCTCCCTTGAGCAAACTGAACATGTTTTCGATAACATTTCAATCATTGTAATTCCTCCTCTATATTCCATCATATGACTAATTTTACAAAATATTGCATACAAGAAGCCACTTGTCGAACGAAAATGATTTCTTGTATACAAGGAACTATGTAACTGTATTATACCATAGTTCCGTAAATTGTATACATGAATTTTAAACTAATTACTACGGATTATACGCCAGTGCTTCCATAACCTGATTGACGTTGCACATCCTTAGCCGGATTATCAGGCATTAAGCAAGGAACAAACATCAATTGTGCAATACGATCATTCCGTTTGTAGATCACATCCTCTTCAGAGTCATTGATAAATTCTAGGCCAATATTTCCATCGTTTTTAGGGTTGGAATAGTAATCTTGATCTATCCATCCCTGGGTATTAGCTAATCTAAGTCGTAATTTTCCTTGATTACTACGAACATTGGCAATTAAGACTTCATTCCGTAGCATATAGCTTTTTACATCAGTCCATAGGAAGTATGAGTCATTTGCCGGAATAGTGAAATCAATCGGACTATATACGTCTGAAGCTGCTGCACCTGTAGTTTGTGGGCAAGGTAGATCAAAGTCATAATACCCTCTTAGTTCGCCATTATGAGTGTATAAAGTATCATAATCTCCTTTTTCATCCTTTGGTACATAATAGTTCTTCATGTAAGGAACTCCTACGTATTCGAAACCTCTAGTACGTTTGTAATTATTCATCTTCATCTCTCCAATTCTCTGTAATATCATCATTCATATTTTGGACAATTCTACGTTTATTCTCTTCGTCCATATCTGATTGTACAATACGGTTCATATCTTGAATACTTTTTACATACTCGTCTTGTTCATCTCGATTCCCACCGAATAGCTTTTTAAACATTGTCATCATCCTTCCCGACTGAATTTGGTTTTGGTTCTATTCTTCATCATCTAACTGAACCAAGTCACGCCATTTCATTTTCCAATGAGATCGTTCTTCGTCTAATCGTTCAGTTTCCTTTTGCAACTCAATCGCTTTGTCTGATGCTTTAATCCAATTTGAGCGATAACCTTCAGATTCTTTTTGTAGTTTTCTGTTTAACTCTTGTAATTTTCTAACCCTTGTTTCTTCTGTCTCCGCAACTTTCTTCCAATGTCTTAAATGGTTTTCTAATTTTTCTACTTGTTCGA